ATCAACGTTATGGGTGTAGAGAATCATCCCAAGATGTATGATCTAACAATTCCATCCACCTTAAATTTCGGTCTAGCGAATGGTCTTCAGGTGCGCGATACGTCGACCACTGGATATATCCAGCGACGTTTGATCAAAGGTTTGGAAGATTTAAAGGTCGAGTATGATATGACTGTCCGAAATAGCAAGGGAAAAATCATCCAGTTCGCTTACGGCGATGATGGTTTCGACTCGATTCGTGTAGAAAACCAAACGCTACCTCTAGTTGGAATGAGTGTGGAAGACATCTACATGCAATACGACATCATCGGTGCAAATGATCAAGAGAGCGAACTCTTGTCTATTTATACCAAGGGTGCGATTTCACGAGCCAAGAAACAAAAGCCCGAATGTCGCGCTAGGTGCCAGGCCTATATTAAAAAGATGTTGGATGCACGCGACGACATTGTAAAATCTGTCTTCAAAAATAAGAATGAGAATGTGGTGCGTCTCCCCGTTGCATTCCAAAACATTATAACAAACATCCAGGGGCAGATGGGACTCGGTGCAAATTCCACCGTGGACTTGACACCCCAAGAGGCCTTTCATTTGATCGAAGATAATCTGGTCAAGATAAATCAATATCCTTTTGCACCAGTGTCTCCTCTTTTCGAAATCTTGTATTACTTCTACTTGAATCCCAAGGACTTGTTAGTCAATCGCCGTTTTCATCGCAAAGCACTTATTGTTTTGCTAGAAACCATTGCTTTGAAGCACAAGGAGGCAATTGTCAATCCGGGAGAAATGGTTGGGGTTATTGCGGGTCAGTCTACGGGTGAGCCCACAACTCAACTCACACTTAACTCACTCGTATATGCAGCGGAAATTATTGTAAGAAATTCCAAAAAAGAAATCGTCAAGCGGAAAATTGGAGAATTTACACAAGAGCAGACCAAATTGTCCAAAAAAGTGGACTACATGAAAGATAAAGACACCACATATGCAGAGCTTTCCGAATTCTACGAAGTTCCATGTGCAAATGAAGCCGGTGAAACTGTCTGGAAACGCATTGAAGCCGCTACACAGCATCCAGTAGTCAACGAAGACGGCACCAACACCATGTTGAAGGTCATAACAAAGGCAGGGCGCGAGGTTATCGCAACCAAAGCCAAATCCTTCCTCCAACTACGCGATGGAAAGATTCAGGCGGTTGAAGGAGCGGCACTCAAAGTCGGCGACTATTTGCCCGCATCAAGAAAAGCGCTCGATTACTCAGAAAAACACGTTCTCAATCTACGCACTATTCTACCTCCTACCGAGTATGTCTATGGATCTGAATTGGAAAAAGCAAAGGCTGTTATGCAGGAACGACATTGGTACAAGAATCATTCTGGTTCGACGTTTGTTTTACCTCACAAAAAAAGCCAATGTATTATTCCATTGTTCAAAGAAAATACTCGACAAGGAAAAACACCTAATAAGGCGCAATACATTCTACCTGGGAATGTCTACATGAAAAACATGTCTTCGTGCAATTATACCATTCCGGAAGATCTTCCATTAGATTACGATTTCGGATATTTGGTAGGTGCATATGCTGCAGAGGGCTCCATGAACAAGAACCGACTATCGATTGCTAATATTAATGATGCCTATCTGAAGCCCATTGAAGATTATTGCGCAAAACTCAATATTGTTGCAACAAAATATAAGCGATGCAATCGCGGTGGTCAAGGCTGGACAAGCCAAGAATTGAATATTCATAGCACTATTTTGTGCAGAATACTAGAATCCCTCTGCGGAAAACTCAGCTACAATAAATTCGTCTCGGACACCATCGTTTTCTCAAACAAACAATGCATTCTGGGATTCTTGGATGCCTATATTGGTGGAGATGGATCTATTTCAAAATACAAGAACAAGGATGGATCCATCCGAATCAATAATATCCAAATGTGGTCTACATCCCAAACCCTATTAACAGATGTTATGGTTATGTTGAAAAATCTGGGTGTTTCGGGTCATATCCATACTATTACAAAACGCCCCGAGGGAACTCGCGCGATCAAGCATGTCCATCAATCCTACAGTTTGGATGTCAAGAACCGACAATCCCAAAAACTGGCTGCACTCTTGAATCTAACTGTCGAAGAAAAACAGGACAGTCTCAATCTCTTGCTCAAACAAGAGTACTTCAAGTACGAGCATTCACTCGAGGATCTGATGCTTCCCGATATTATTGATGGCCAGTTAATCATGCGTAAACGCGACGGCCAGATGATGGATCTAGAATTCGATCAAATTGTATCTATCGAGGAAGTCGAAAACCCAACGCCTTATGCCTATGACTTGACCGTGGAAGACACCCGCAACTTCGACATCTATAATGGTCTCTGCCTAAGAGACACGTTTCATTTAGCCGGTGTATCGAGCAAGTCCAATGTTACTCGTGGTGTTCCCCGTATTGAAGAGATTCTCCGTCTTACCAAGAATCCCAAAAATCCCTCCCTAACCGTATATTTGAAGCCCATGGACGAGACAAATCAAGACAAGGCCGATGCATACGCCAAAATGATGACTCACACAAAACTCGTGGATGTAGTCAAGTCCATCCAAATCTGTTTCGATCCCAATGAGCAATCCACCTTGATCGAAGAGGATCGTCTACTGTTGGATCAATACCGCGAATTCGAGCGTATGATGGAGGAGTGCGCCACTACGCCGGACCCCACAACCAGCGTCCCAACCAGATCCAAATGGATTGTTCGCATGGAGATGGACGCAGAGACACTACTAGAGAAAAACATTACGATGGACGATATCCACTTTGCGATTAGCAACAGCCATTATGGTAGCGAGATTTCGTGTGTCTATTCGGACTATAATATGGACAAATTGGTCTTCCGTATTCGCATGAATTCGTCCGTGTTTAGCAAGGGCAAGAAGCGCGGACAAGCCGAAACACTGGATCAATCCGATGAAATCTATCTCTTGAAGAACTTCCAGGACACTCTCCTCAACAATATCGTTCTACGAGGTGTGAATCATATTGACAATGTCTCCGCCAGAAAGGTGCAAAACGCGGTCTCCAAAGACGACGGAAAATACGTGAAAAAGGACATCTGGGTTCTAGACACAACGGGCAGCAATTTGCTCGACGTTTTCGGGTTAGACTATATCGACCCCGCGCGTTCATACAGCAATGATATTCGCGAAATCTTCGATGTACTAGGTATTGAAGCCGCGCGCCAAACCATTTACAATGAATTAACGGAAGTGATGGAGTTTAGCGATGTCTATATCAACTATCATCATACCAGTTTGCTATGCGATCGCATGACCTGCAACCAGGATATGGTTCCCATCTTCCGATCCGGTTTATTGAGCGACAACGTGGGTCCTATTGCAAAAGCTACCTTCGAAGTACATACGGAGGTCTTCCTCGATGCAGCGCGTCATGGCGACTTTGATCACATGCGCGGTGTTTCTGCGAACGTTATGTGTGGTCAATATGGACATTACGGCACAAGCGCCTTCCAGCTAGTCTTGGATATGAAACAGATGGAGAAACTCGATGGCCTGGTTTCTGAAAAAGAGAAGGGTGCTGCGGACATAGAAAAGACCTTTGGCCTAACAGAAGATTCCGCAGATCAGTGTAGTAAATCGAAGATCGCAATACAGAATAATGTCGCGAATTTGACCATGTCTGTTAACCGCGATGCAGTATGCGACGATAATTATGATGCTGGATTTTAAGATTTCTCTAGAGAAATATATTGATATATGATATATTATAGATTGACTATTTAGTAAAACATGAGTATTGCCATGTTTATTTACGCATTTTTACTTTTTTTCGTCTTGACTCCTGGAGTTCTCGTGTATCTACCACCCAAGAGCAGCAAAACGGTTGTTGCTTTAACCCATGCAGTTATTTTTGCTGTTATTTGGTCTTTAACAAATAAAATGGTTTGGCGAGCAACCTCGGGTATCTTTGAATCTATGTCTCCATCTTGGACTCCAAATCCCTGTAGCCTTGATATAAATGGTCTCTGTACTATTCATCCAGAATGTCCACAATGTAATAATGGTGGTGGTGGTGATGGTGGTATAATAATTACATTGAAATAAAATTGATTCTATCCTATACGTTCTATTTTTTTGATAGACCACAATAAAATCAAAGCTAAAAACAAAATGACATCGACACACAACTTCGATTTCATTCAAGAGTCTGACGAGAGAAATATGTATTTAGATGCGCACAAGTCAATAACGCGTTGCGAGCTATGGGATTGGTTGAAGACCTACAACCCCGATCCAAACAAGGGGTTCATGTATAGTACGCCACCACCAGAAATGCAGCGCATCAATGAAGCAATAGATTCCACGCCGTCTGGACCGAACCATTCGGGTGCAAGTTATGGCCACACCATGCGCGTTATGCAATACATAGCAAAAAACGGATATGATTCATATAAGAATTTGCGCATTAGTCGTGGATCCGCATAAGATAATCTCTGATCCAGGATCAACAACCCAAAAAATAAATATATTTAGGAATCTAGGAATCTAGGAATCTAGAAATCTAGAAATCTAATACTATACTATTAATATATTGGCCTATTATATACCGCTTCATTCATCATGAGCATTGCTATGTTTATCTATGCGTTTGTTCTTTTTTACGTTTTGACACCAGGTATTCTCTTGTCTCTTCCTCCCAAGGGAAGCAAAATGGTGGTAGCCGCAGTCCACGCCCTCGTTTTTGCCATTGTGTGGTCGTTCACGAGCAAATATGTGTGGATGACTACCTCTAGTTTGTTTTCGGCAGCTACAATGAAACCCGCATTGTCTACCACAAAACCCGCCATGGTTAAAGTATCCATGTAAATATATATATAGAATAATGTCGATTCCGATGTTTATTTACGCCTTTTTGCTCTTTTTTGTGTTGACTCCCGGAGTTCTCGTCTATCTCCCTCCCAAGAGTAGCAAGATGATCGTAGCCGCAGTCCATGCCCTTGTTTTTGCTATTGTATGGACATTTACCAACAAATTGGTGTGGAAGGCTACCGCAGGATTGTTCGAAGGATATTCCGGAAATCTATCGTATAGTACATTTTCGAGTGATTTTAATGAACCATGTTCTGCAGGTTGTCCTCAGATAAATGGTGTATGCACATGCTAATTCAACGGTATAAAAAATAAAATTGATACGTAGTACACGACCGTCGTCTAAACTACGCATCAATTCCAACCATGTCTGTATTCACACCTAGTCAAACGATTCCCGGGGAATATTATTTAGGAGATTATCCCGGTACTTTGCAATACAAGATACAATCCACTACTATTCTGGAGGCCATGAAGACCCTCGACATCATCCACGGCGATCTCGAGTGTGGATTCCGTTTAGTCCAAGATTCTGTCGAACAAGAAAAACTGGGTCTCGCAATAATCCCCGATACTACCACCGGAAACGCGAATTCTTGGACACCTCTCGTTATTATGCGTAAAGACATAACCGAACACGAGGTCTGGCTCAAAGCCGCACTACGAAACAACGATACTAATGAAATAGCCCTAATAACGAGCACCAACTCATATGATACGTTGATGAATCACGGGAGTAGGGGAATACATTCACACGATCCGGACTGGGTGATCGGACATTATCGCATGGTAGCCCCGCGCGCCTTTTGGATCGAGCTAGCGAAAAAACTAGATAATTAATAACCCTATGCCTTACCCCTACTAATAAAATGATAGGTCGATAAATATTCTTCCACGGTCAAAGATATATTTTTCTCGTTTCCCCGTTCCGCAGACAAGAACATCTCATTATTGCGCATTTCCGTAAAAGAAAAGGACGGGATAACTACGTGGTATTTAGGCACCGAATTCGGTTTAACATCGGCCGGCGATCGAACAAACCAGTATTTCTCTTTATTATTTCCACGCGCCAAGCGCAGCCATTGAATCGACGTAGAAATGGATTTCAATGAAGTGGAGGAAAATAGAATAACGGGTAGTTTAGACACTTCGCAAAAGATCCACCAGTCCAAGTCTGTTATATAATAGAGATCACTAAACAATACATGTTCAAATGTGGATTTTCCTTTTTTGACCATGTCCATGAGCTCACGCTTGCCTTGGTTTCGCAAAATCGCCGTTATTTTATCGCCATACAACCCAATATATTGGCTATATCCATTCCATAATTGGGTTTTGATATTTTGCACGGAGATGGATACCTTTCCTTTTGCCCGTTCTTGCAAAATATAGATCATTGGAATAAAACTACACAACACCGAGGAAGAAAACACCAATTCTTTAGTGGCGGGCGGAAAATACGTTTTCCAAGATCCCGGTTTGTCATTTCCCACGACCTTGGGGAGCGTTTCTTCGATACAGTCCAAGATGTATTCACTAACCCCCGTTTTTTGTGTTATTTCGGAAATGAGATCATCCTGTGCCTTCAAAGAAACACGGTTTTCATAGGTTTGGCTAGACTCAGGGTTTGCGTTATCGAATCCAATGTGTTTCACGTGTTTGTTCATATTGTATTTTACCAAGTCTCGGAAATATTCCTTGTTTAACAGAGTTTCTAGTAAAAACAGTTCATCATCCCGGATATTATATTCCGTCTTGGACACATTCAGATATTGTTTGGGATACAACAAGAATACGCGGATTCGTCGATACCGGATCAATTCATCCGCTATTCTCGAAAAATAGATCTTCTCATTGTCTGCACCCGAAATCAAGTGTTTTTTGGGGAAAATCGATTTGCATTTTCCGCCTTCGGTAGTTAAACAGTATTTCTTGTCGCTACACCTACTACCTACTTCGTCCACCGATGTAGACGCATCTTGGCTACACAATACAATATCTTCGAATTCGGACAATGTCTCCGAGTCGAATTCTTGGAACACCGCGTGGTCCATAAGAATACTGCGTATCCCATCCTCGATCGTTTTCACTTTCGTATGATACAGGGTAGAAGGGCTGTCCAAGATATTCGCCACCTGTTTCCGTATTTCGCGATTCTCGTAATGGTTTAGTTCAATCCGGACTAGACTACGAAAGACGTTGTAAAACTGGCTCTCTAACGAGATTTTGCGTATGGCCGACACGCGATCCACATCCTCTTTTTTCAGCAAACTCATGGTTTTGTCGGCATTGTTTCGCGTTATCGCGGAATTCCCCTTTAGCGCATAATCGGACTGTTGCAACACCTCGATCTCGTCGTCATCATATCCCGCTTGTTGGGGCGGGTCGATCTGAACGAATTGATTGCTTTCGGTTAAGAACCCGACGATAAGGGCGTCGCCAGGGTCCAAGATTTTCATCACCGGTTTACACGCGATTTTACCTCCCGTTTCTTGGCCGATTCCGAGGAGACGATCGCGAGTATCTCTATAATTCAGCCACAAATCATCGTCGTCCATCTGTTTAATCGGTATACCTTGGACCATACTGGATGGATAACACGGTACAAAGATCATACTCTCTTCGTCTTCTTTGTTCACTTGGAGGCCGATGATTTTGTTGCGATAATTCGCAATCTGGCTCTTTATGCGATAATTGTGGGTTTTTAGTACACGGACGGAATCTTGGACCGAAAGTCCCTGTTTAAATCGGTATACATTGGGTTTACTGGGACGTGGACTACACATGGTTTTGCTAGCGGCTTGAATCAGCGACAACAGTTCCTTTATATTTTCGGGCATGGTGCGTTCCAAGAATGCCTTTTTCACCGAAATATCGCCGGTTTTTAGTTGTTCGTACCAATGGATCGGTTCGTAATATACGTCTTGTTTTACCAAAATAACGGTTTCTTTAGTAGCGTCATATGCTATCGACGAATAAAAATTGGAAGGACACACCATTTAGACATTGTCGGTAATATCTTTTTCGGGGAGCTGAAGGATCACTAAATTGAATCCATCCCGCATAAAAAGGGGGTTATTATCGCAAAACATGTCCCATAAATAGGTGTGGTCTATGGTCGACGTCCCGTCTCTAACGTAGTCCAAGAAGTTCTCGTAGGATGCGATTGTATCTTCTACGTAATCCAGTTGTGCTTCGTCTCTTAAATTGGGCGAAAGCCGTTTATAAAAATCGGTTTGGGTATATGCGTCAATATCGATCGCCCCCTGCTCCATTTGTTTGGGCCTGAAAATACTGGGAAGGTTGCCGTTTTGGTATTTCAGAAAAAGGTCCAAGGAGATGGATCGCGTTAGAATCTCTCGGATTTCGGCTATCGACGGGACATTTTTCATATTGTGTTTATATGCGTAGAAATGGGCGATGATACCGAGAAAAGATTGTTCTCCAGCGTGTTCAACACCATATCGTAATAAACAGGATGCGCCGGGGCGTATCAATGCTGGATTCTGTTTTTCCGTAGCCGAACTATTGTCCGTGTCCAAGAAGAGCTGTATTGACATGGGAAGAAACCCCCATCTATGTTGTGGTAGGGGTACACTAACCGGGCTCATAACATACGACACCACTTTAGGCGCCATTGTAGGGCCCCCCTTTTTGCCCTTATCTTGGACATTACCCTGTTCAGAACCCTTTTTCCCCTTTTTTTCGGGTTTATCCGAGGGGTCTACTTCACTGTCCGCCGCACACTGTTCGCGTCTATCGCGATTCTGTTTCGCATCCCACGCCTTTTTAAAGCAACAGGGAATACAGAGTCCATCGGGATGTTTGTCTTTTTCCAAGAATCCGGGCACGTGTTTTATATATTGCCCATTTTTATCAATGTGTTCTTTTGGATTGGAGAATTCGTATACGTATGCACCCTTTGGCACGGTTTTTGCATTGGCCGGAATAACACTACCGCATTTACCGGCTTTTACGTCTTCCTCACTAATGCTGGAATTCGTTTTTAAACACCAATATCTTGGACAAACGTACCAGAATTGTTTGTTGGGATTGGATCCATACTTTACTGCGTGTTCATACGATCCAGGATTTGTTTCATCAATACGCTCTTTTTCTTCGTCAGTTAGAATCACCGGCTGACGTTTATCACTGGAGGGACAGGTTCTGGAATAAAGGTCGTAATTTCCTTTGACTTCTGTTAAAAATAGCTTGGGGTCGCGGTCTTGCATGCGTTTCACGAAATAACTGGTGGGACCTTTGATTGAAACTCCATCTACGGTTTCTTGGTATTTCTCTTGTTCTTCTGGTTCCTCCGATGAACCTTCGCCACCCATTACAGGTTGTTCGGTTTGGTCTTCGGCTTGGTCTCCGTCTTCTTCTTCTTGGTCATAAGCATAATCGTCGTCAAATAAAAACACGTCCTTGTCTTCGTCTTCGTCTTCACCCCCCATATCATCAGTCGCATCTTCTAATGCACCATCACCCTCGCCATGATTCTCTAGATCAGCATCCTCTACTGGGTCTAACTGGTCCTTGGGATCGTGCAATACTTCGGTTGGTTGCCCAAATCGCAAGGGTTGCACTTTGTAAAAATCGAGAGATTCTACTCCGGAAGGCGCCACTACATTTTCTTCGGCCATCAACTCATCTTGGTCAATAACCACTTTTGTTTTCGCGCGAAAATTCTTTAGTTCTTTCGACGACACATAGGTGGACGTAGGGTCCTGGGTTAAACGCAAGACTGTATCAATACAAATATGAAGAGGATGAATATAGGCTAAAGATACGATTCCCTCAATGTCCACCATTACCTCACTCTTCAATGGACGCATTTTGATAATAACAGGAAATCCGGGATTGTCCAAGAGCCGTCCTTTTACTTGTTGATGTTCACTCAAATATTTGGCTAAACGAATCCCGGCATTCTCTTGTGTTAAACCATAATTATCGACCAAGGCTTGGACAACGGAATCCAGACGCCCCGTTTCTCTATGAACTTGGGTTATTAATGCGCTTTGAGAATCCATTTCTCGGAAATTCTCTACACGTTTATAGGTTAATTGAGCACCGCTCGATACATTGTTCGATATAACATCCATCATGCAGGTAATGTAAGATCCCTGTTTGTCCAAGGACACTTTATTTACAATGGGTAGCGAGGCGCGATAGGTAAAACTCGATGTTTCGATATCTTGGTTGGTCAAACTCAAAAAGGGTCGCAAGGAATATCCCGCGGATTGCAAGACTCCATTGATCTGTCGGATCACCGGATTGACGCGTTTTACCAAGATTTTTTCCAATGCATCCGGTAAGATGGGTGTAGCGCAAACCCCCGACAATAAAATCCCCGATTTTGAATCCAAACTCATATAAATATCGTGTTCATTCGACCCCGGCAAAAACATGGCCATTTGATTCCCTTTGCCCAATTCGCGTGATAAACGCATGATGATAGTTTCCGATAATAAGGGGATCTTTTTCCCGTTTTTCGAAATCTTGTCCGCATAAAGGCGATACATATTCTCTCGGCGATATCCCGGATTGTATTTGATGAAGGGTATGTCGGCCGTTGCATGGATCTGTTTGAACAAAATGTCCAAGGGGAGGATTTGGTTGGGATCGCCGAGCGAAATCAGCACGGAATAGGATCCGATACCTCTTTCTGTATAATCCAGATCGGTTTTGCGCAAACTATATATCTTGTGAAAGGTAGATATTGTTTCGCAATAATGTTGTACGGCAGGCGTCCATTTTTTCTCCGTTTCGTCTGCCAAGTCCAAGACGGATTCTTCTAATAGAGGGCCTGTGGTTATCCCCCGGCTATGCAGAGATGGATAATATAACAAACACATATTGGATTCGTCTAAACCCTGAGTTTCCGCGTACGTAAATACGTCTTTTGCAAAACACACGGTTATGTCCCTAGATGAAGTGTAGTTCATAAGCAATGTATTCTCGAACTGGAGAATGGGGTTTTTCGGTCTCATGATAAAATCCATTGTGCGTTGTGTGTGAAATGGATTCACGGAGAACCCATATTGTCTGCGGTCTTTAAATTTGAGTCCAAGAGGGAGCGCGATATCGTAAAATCCGGAGGACTGTAATTCCATCCACGTTTCGTACGTGGGTGATTTGTGTACTATGGATTCCTGTCCAAGACTGGCGGATCGTTTTATCTCGACCTCTTCATCTTCTACTGCGGGGTTCGAAAACGGATCGACATTGAGATTCAGTGCATAATGAAAAAATGCGTCTTTTGTAAATGGTTTCGAGTCATTTTGTGTAGCTTCTTGGTATATTTCGTTCATATCTACAAAAGTTTGTGTAAAGGAAAACAAATACATCTCCTCGATTGAGGTTTTACCGCGATTCGATCCCCCCGACAATTCACGGGCGAGTTTGCGTTTCACCATTTGAATCGAATCGTCGGCGTGGATCATGGATTCTTCTGTAAATAGAATCTTCACATTTTCCGATTTGAAATAGGCCAATTGTGTATCGCTAAATAGTTCGGGTAAATGCGTCTCGTCGCAGGTTCCTGCACAAAAAATATAAATGGCTTCCAACCCACCGGTTGCGTTTAGTATAGTAGCCTTGTAAATTTCACTGATATCGATGTGTTTTGTTTTTACTAATTCCGAATCAGGTGGGGGTCCCATCGATCCAATATTTGATGTCTTTTCTTCTTCTCTTTCGCTCATATAATCTACTAGGAGTTATAATTTATCAACCTTGAACCGAAAATATCTTGGCATCCATATTTTCCATATCTGTCCCACAAATCTTGGTAATGATCTCTTTCTTATTCGTAGTCGCATTGGTGGATCGAGCAACAAATTCGATGATCCCTTCGCAAAAGAGCGCCGACAACTTGCCGGACTCCTTCGGATACTTGCAAAAGATCTCGCCGTACACCTCGCCTGTATCTATTCTAACATACTTTTTTCCAGCGACCAAAGTCCACTCGGAGTACAAGATATCGTTAAAGGAATAGGTTGTCATGGTTCGTTTTTCAAGATACGTTGGTTATTGGTTTCTAGTTTTGTATGAAATTAGAAATCAATTTTATTTTGATTTATTTTATGTTTCTTGATTGTTCTTGGACTCGTAAGAAATTCCATCATCCAGAAACTTTATATGCATTTTCGAGGTATTCGAGGGAAGTTTATACATCATAATATGGATTGTCGCTTATTTTCATTCCACAATATTCTTGGGGTGCATCCTTGTAATCCTTTGGAACATGGATACCGGCCTCTTCCGCATTTTGCAAAAGGAATTTGAAGTTTTCCCAGAATTCGGTTTTATGTCCAATCGATTTGGTAGCAACATGGGAGAGTTCGTGAATGGCAACAAACATGAGGGTATGTTCATCAATCATATTGTCCTCGCCCTCCCGCGTCTTGTTCAAACAAAATGCGATTTTTTCGCCCTTGTTCTCACTATACGCCGTGTATTTACTGGTAGGTAAAGTTTCCATGACTCTCTGAGGATTATATCCCTGCACCAAACGCTGTACCTTGTCATCATTAGGATACCTTTGACCACAGTATTCCACGAGTTCCTTGCATTTTACAGTAATTCGCGCCAACATATCAGCCGCATCTTGGAGTTTTGCACGCTCCCGAACACAATATTTGTTGCCGTCTACCGTGGAGACAATACACTTTAGTTGAAATGCGTCGGAATCCCAATACATATATGCCGAGATGCCAATAATAAATGCGATCAATACATAGATTAATATATCGATCTTGTCCATAATTCTAATGTGTCGCTTTAAACAATCGGACAATCTATACTATCTATAGGTATAAAAATCACCTGTGTATTTTCTATGCACTTTTTCGTCCACCCGAATCTAGCTAACCAACCTCTGGCATTCTCGCTCAACCGCCGTCTGATTCGGCAAATGTTCGCTAACCATGGTTACTACCATCCGTTCTTTCTTGAAATATTTGTGGATAACGGCTAAAATATCGGCCCTTGTTATCGGCTCTATATAATGTTCGAAAAAGCGGGAATACGGTATTATATTATCCGGGTCAGAATACAAAACAAGATCGCGGCCATTGTGTCCGGCCAAGACAGAAGAATCCTCTAATTCGATCTGTATTTTCCCGCGAAAATTGCGTTTTGCCGTTTTGAATTCAGCATCAGATACGCCTTTTTTGATCAATCCATTCAACATGTTTATGATTAACGGTAAAACGCCTTTGGATTCACGTGAACCGTTGCGAAAGACTTTTTCATTGTTCATTTGCGCATAAATGGTGAAATCGCCGGCGTGTTCATAATAAGTAGTGGACGCACCCGACGTATAGGTTAGCCCATTCTGTTCTCGTAAAAGTGTGGTCAATTTGCTACCAAATGTTCCGCTCAATATATGTTTCAAGAGATTCAACACGTGTTTATCGCGTGATGTCTGGTTGCATGTTAAAAACGAAATATTCATATGCACTGTATTGATGCCGGGTTTTTTCATCAAAACACATTGCAAACCCTGGGTTTGAACCGTCGATAGTTGCATAGCATACAACGGGTGGGTAGTTTTCAATGGAAGAGATTTGACTACTTTCGAAAAATAGGACTCTTGAACCATGCGAACAATCTCTTTAAACGGTAATTGCGAGACAATACTAACCACTATATTCTCTGGTCGGTAAAAATGCCGATAGAATTGCATGATTTTATCATAGTCGAATGGACCATCCCTGTGATATTCAATCATATCAATCGGAAAAGAGAATGAACTACCTTTGTACAAAAGGGATTCCGTGAGATCACCTAAATCGGATTCCGCATTATCACGATCACGCAAATTTTCTTCGACAACGACCTTTTCTTCCTTGACGAATTCTTTGCGATTAAAAGTGGAGTTTAGCATCATGTCGGAGACCATATCAATGCAATTGTGTGCATATTCATCGCTGGCTTTTACTACATATCGAGTATAACGTTTCTCGGTAAAGGCGTTCAAAAAAGCGCCTACATTATCGTATACCGCGAAAATGTCCTTCGATTTCGGGATTTTCTTGGTACCTTTGAAACACATGTGCTCGATGAAATGAGCAGCACCTCGAATCGAATCGGGTTCGTGTACTGATCCCACATTGCAATATGCATAAATACTGGTTATTGGTAAAGAGTTCTTGGGACGTTCGTAAATGAGACGAAGACCATTAGTAAATGTATGGGTTTCTATTTTTGACATGGGTTATACAAAAGATGCTAGCTGTACTATACAATAACCAAAGTTTATAGTTTATTGTATAGGTCGAAGTGTGGTTATTTAATTGCATCCAAGCTCTAACGGAACACGTCCAAAATCGGCAACAATGGTACTATTGTTCCATGGTCCTACATCCTGTTTGGGAATGGTAGGATCCGATCTCAACTGTAGATTGGCGTTCTTATTCGCACTTCCTACCGTCTTCAAACCATACAAGGCTCCAGCGGCCATGAGATCTACAACTACGGGATTCGGGTTTTGATCACCCATGGGATTGTAGTTATTTCCCCACATGGCGTTTTTATCGCTGGGCAATAGATCCGCGGGAACTGCAGCCGATTGTTGCATTGTATTTGTCGATAGTTTTCCAACACTGGATGCATTATCTACTGCGGATACAGATGCCGCACCGGAATAAGACGATTCCGAGTAATTATTCGACATGGAATTGCCAGCCATACTATCGGAAATAGTACTCTTTGTCTTGGAATAGGACATGAGGACCCAGATAGCGAAAAGAACCACAATAATAACTAAAACCCACATTCCATTTTTGGATTTGGCGAAATTAGAAAGGCCTTTGAACATTTCTCGTTTATATAAACGGAAGATAAAATTATTTTACCCGTTTAGGTATTTTCATTTTCATATGTCGTTGAGTTGAAATTGTAAAACGGCTAAATTTTTATTCATCGGTGGAATTCTTCATCGGTGGAATTCTTCATCGGTGGAATTCTTCATCGGTGGAATTCTTCAGATCTGTCGTTTCTTTTGAAAAATCGAGTGTTTCGTCTTCACCTTCGTCATCACTATCGGAAGTCGATTCCAAAGAATAAGTCTGTTTGATATGTTTTGCGTCTAAATAAGCCAAGAGAGCCTGTTCACGCGCCTCTTTTGCCTTTTTTTTCGCTTCTCGGTATATCTCGTAATACACCTCGTTCCTCTTTTTTATTTGGACCGTATCTTCTATTTCGTCCAGTTCAAATTCTACTTCGGTTAAATCTTCACTAGAAGGATCCGGATCCGATTCCTTTTCCGCGGTAGGTTCAGGATCGACGGGGTCTTCAGGGTTCGTCTCTACTAGATTGTCTTTGGATCCGGCGTCGACATCGGCATCAACATCGGTTTTATCTAAAGTATTCGCGGATGAAACCGGGGGCGGATCCAGGCCTCGATCCATTTCCTTCTCCCCTTCTTTCTCTTTCGCCCTCTCTTTCTCTAAATGATTTGTTGGCGTAGAAACAGAATGGAGGATACATTTTTCAAAGAGGTCTTGCGGTTTCAACACCATCATTTGTTTCAATTCTATTTCAATTTGAAAACTTCGGGCGGAACACTTTATTCCTTGGACCTCTAATATGGTCATGATTTGCGACGTTTCTCCAATAGAATCGGGATCCACGTCTTGTTCATTCTCATCATATATCTTCAAAGCGATTTTGCCTAAACGTGTTGCAAGATTCGTTCTTGCTAAATAGAATTTCCCCGACTTGTATGTTTTCAAAGGGGATGCGAAATAATTCTCAATATCACTCATTTCCATCTCGGTCTCAAACCATGTCTCGCGATTTTCGTACAATGTTTTGCACGTGTGTGTCTCCAACTCTTCTACCCAGCGAATAAAGTCGATGTTATCATTGGAAAACATGAGATCACAGTGCATACGTTTTCCCGATTTAGAGATCCCCCCTCGCGTTTTACATTTAGGAGGTTGTATATACAAGGGTTCGCCATCAACCAAATATTTTATGAAATAATTACCGCCCGATAACACGGTGGGTTGTGTTAGTCGTAATTTATTAAACGGAAACTCTGCGTTTGTACTATAAATACCGTCCTGCATTTTATTATCGGGATCTTTTTGTTTATTTAGAGAAACGCATTCGTTTGATAACAATCCAGCGAATCGCACCATACTATAAATTTATTTTGCATACGAAAACACAGACACATGAAAAATGTTCGCGAAACATGTTTGCAATTCTTCCAAAACGAAGATATTAAGCGAGATGTAAAAGAGATCATTCGACCCATTGTGGGAATTATGTACAATGAATTTTATCCCTATTTGTTATTCTTGTGTATTTACAATGTTTTTCTCATCTTTATAGTTTTAGCGAATTTGATATTGTTGGTACATATATTACGTCCTAAACAAAAAGTCCAAGATTCTTAGATAAATATTTGGATAAAAATATAGGGTTAGTATATAATATCTGTTTTCATGGCAAAAGGACGACGAACATCGATGAAACGTGGTGGAGGCGGCGCCGCCGAATATGCATTCGCTGCTTATGGAGGATTTGATCAGAAAGCCGGACCCTCATTAAATGGCGGTACTGACAATGTTATTGCAGTAAGTGCACCAAAATGTATGCAAGGTGGTCGTCGCAAGCAGAATCGTAATAACACATATGGTAAAAAACACGCCAAGTTGGGAGGTACAACTCTTTTGGATATTGCCGTTCCCGCCGCTCTTTTTGCCGCGAACCAAGCATACCGTCCAAGAAGCACCGTCTCGTTTCGCCGCGGCAGTCGACGAAACAAGTTCAACCGAACACGCCGAACGAGTCGAAAACACAGAGGATAGGGTTTTGGATATCTATAGTTTCAGATATTGTGCTGTATTATTACAATAAATATACTCGTTTATTGTAATGCAAACTGAAGTAGAACTCGTACAAAGAAACACGCCAATATCGAGACTCGCCGAAAAAGTAAAACGATGGACAACCTTGGACACTCTTTTGAAAAAGATCGGCGAAAAGACAAAGGAAATGCGCGCGGAAAAACAGGGTCTAACCGACGCTATTTGCGAGATTATGCAAACCAACAATCTCCAACGAAAAAAGATCGCGATCCAAGACGGCGAAATCCGGATGGTAGAGAAAAACGAATATACCACACTCTCTTATGGATATTTGGAGGAATGTTTAGGCGAAATCATCGAAGACAAGACACATGTGGATTATATCCTAGAATATTTGAAAGACCATCGCGAACAGAAAACATCTTATGAATTGAAGCGTACCTATAAATGATACCATTTCTACATGTAGTATATAGAATATAGAATATTAGAACAAGGGATGGAATACACAGATTCAGATATAGAATCATATACCGTAGGGGGGTCTAGCGAGGATCATACGTACGCACTTTATGACAAGATCAACGACCAAGAATCACATAATAATAATCATAATCATAATCATGATCATAAAACCCAAAATGTCGAGTCTCTGAATAAAACAATCTATGGAGGAAGAGGGGGAAAAGAAGGCGGACGATTAGCGGCTTTAGGTGTTCCAATCATCATCTCTGTTCGACGAAACCCTATTGTACAAGAAAATCCGACATATGCGCATACAGAACGTTGCAATGAATCTTCCGGCGTTATGAATGATGAAATGTACGACAAGATCACATCCAATATGGTGCAACTCATTGAACAGCGGTCTAGACCAAGAACCATGAAAATACGGTTGTCTTTGAAGATTGCCCCGAAAAAACCAAAAACTCAAAGAAAGAAAAGAGGATGAACCAAATCATAAAATATAACTCCAAATATATAAACGAATGAATGATTTAGTTATTGGGTATGCATCAATTATCGCCGAACTTATATTATTTCATGCAACCCCAGTATTTTTCAAATACGTAAAATATAATATAATAAATATATTCGTTGTTTCTGCAATTTCCAGTGTTTTATTCTCATCTTTATATCTTGCATACAATTACTTTTACGATCACTCCTATTTTAAAAAAAATATACATACCAAGGGTATTCCAAATATATTAGGATTAACCGCAAACCCTATAGAGAATTTGAAAAATACCAAGGTATTAGGTATTTCTATGCTAAATCGAATTACATCATGTTCAAAATACGCTGCCATTTTATTTTTACCCATTAGTATCGCTATACCTTTGCAATCATTGAGCATATTCTTGGTGTTGTTCTTTTCGAGCTATATTAACAAAGTCAAAATAACTAGTATTGATTATATTGCTTCGTGTATATCTATTCTGGGTATTATTTGTATACAATGGAATATAATAACATCTGGATCAACTGGCAACAAAATTTGGGGGTATTTGCTCGGATTAGGATTGCTTTTCTTTTCAATGTGTTTGAATTCATATGTATTTACAATTACCAAAGATATGTCCAATATCATAACCCCGCAAGAGACTATGTTAGATCTCAATTTTGGAGGATTGTTATTGATAACACTTATGTGGTGCATTTATGCAAATCTCCCCTCTACACTTATTCATCAGTTCATATCTTCAAAGACAAGATCGTTTCCTACTATGGATGAACTAAAAATAGCAATACTATTCTTTATGACCATCGCCAATATTACAAACCTCCTGTATTTCATTAGTCTCGAATATTTACCTGAAATAACAGTGAGTATATTTTTGAACGCCGATATATTTTTCTCGCTAATACTGGGATACATATTCTTTAATGAAAGCATCAGTATATCAAAAGTGGTCGGTTGTATTATTATAATGATATCGTGTCTATTGATTGTTTTGAAAGATACGGATAGAATGAAAACGTGGCAAACTTATTTGTCTCATCGTATTCATACGGTATAGTAGTATAGTTTCATCTCCAAACATCTATGTATGGAGATGAAATATCGGACAACATACTATTATTTTTTAGTAGATGGTTTCGCCTTCTGAAGACCAAAATATTCGGACCATTCTCCCTTGGGTTGATTAAATGCATTCAACAACGCGGTCTCTTTCATTTTCTGGATTCTTGGATTTACTGGTCGATGAGTAGTAGCTGGGGATGCAGGTATTGAGAGTCCCGGATTCCATCCGGCGGGTTGAGGCGGTTTTACACCATAACAATTTGCGCCGAAACGCACATTGGGATTTCCGATAAAGCCTCCATTAATACCCGGACGTCCACATGCGTTCTTGGTTTGTTTGTTCTCTTGTAATTTATTCCAAGTATCCTTTTGTGTAGGAAAAAAAGCCATCTGTCCGTGAGACCACCCATAATTACACCATTCGCCTCCGGCTTTGTATGAGTCTTCGATTTGGTCATAATCGGCCAAGTCCGCATTGAATGCCTTGCATATAGCCTGTGCCTCTTTATATGTGTACAAATTATTGCCAATATTGTATACCTCTAGTAAATTACCCGAGGCATCATATTCAGGTGGTTGCGTATTAGAACAAGACCCCGGTCCAGGAGTAGCAGTAGAGGTTGCACTAGGAGTAGAGGTCGGACTGGGAGTATTCACTCCTGGCGGCAATGTTTGATTCGTTATCCAATTCCAGAAGTTTTGAAATGCGTTAGGTGGTGGTGGAGGTGTAGATGACGGAGTTCCAGTTGTAGTCGGTGCGGGGGTAGGCGATCCCAAGTTTTCCAACCAATACATAAATGGGTTGTTAAATAGAATATCTAATATAGGAATTCCAAGAGCATATTTGAAAAAGAAAATAACGATGAAGATAGCAAAAAGAATCCATACCTTATGTTCCAATATACGTACTGTAAAAGGACGCAATTCTGGCTGCATAGGAACCTGCAATAAATAAACTAAAACAAAGAATACTACAGTAAAAATAATACATTCCAAGAAAGTGTATGGATCATTGAAAAATTCATACGTCCAATTCAACATGAATCCAAAGAGATTCTGTTGATCCGTTGGAGCAAGTTGGCTATATCCGTATAAACATAATGCGATCAACCCACCTATCAAAATAAAATCGATTGTCCGACTATACATCAAAAGAGCGGTGGATTCTGCGCTAACATCATTCCTAGAAAATACATTTACTATCAATCGAAGAATTATATATATAGCTAAAGCCCAAAAAATAAAGGTCAACACGGAGGAGGTAGTAATCGTCGGAGTTGTCATAGGATTGGGTGTAGTCGTGGTTGTTGTATTACCTGACAGAGAATTGTATAGTGGTGTCGAACTATTATTTCCCATTTTATATTATCAGACAGACGTATATTATACCAAACTATTTTTTTTGCGATAAAACAAACAGTAAGCCCCGGGAGATACAATATGTTTTTCCGGAATACTGCGCTGAACCTGGGTATCATTGTAGTGTATCCATTCCCCATCCGCGTTTTTCACAAATGCCGTATAATGCCCACCCATTGGACCGCCCGAGTGATTACACACCCCGTACAATTCATAGACATATTGTCGCGGATTATACCCACTAACGTATTTCGATAGATCTAACTGATCCAACGGAAAATCGATCAAATCTTGGATTTTATGTTGACCATCCGGAGAAAACCGCTTCAAAGTAATAACTAAAATAGTGGGAAAATTCCAGAAGGTAATGCGTTTCTTTACGGATTCTTTTTCACCCGTTTTTTCGTTAAACCATGCATTGTCGCCTTCCATAAGTTCATAATGGGTGAAAGCATCCATACAATCAGTCAATGTAGCCGCCGTTCCTCCGCTACCACTTTGGCGCGGTATTTCCAAGTCCAAGATGAAATATTGTTCGGGTTTCACCGTGTGTACTGTGGCGCCATCTAGACTGGTTAGTTCGGACACATAGATCCCATAAAAGAGTTCCATCATCTCCGAATAATCCTTTGAATAGGTTTGCTGCAACATTTTATAGCATTCGGTTGCCAATATATCTACCTGATTCTCCGCGGATCCCATGATTTTCATGGTGATGGGTCGCGAAATACAATTGTGCATGCATTCGATCATGAAAAGTAAGAACTCGGTTAGATCGTTTTGCGCCCATCCCGTGAACAATTCGCGATCCTTCTTTTGTGCGAGTTGTTGTACATTGTATACGAAGCGATTGGGCGAAACTACGCCATTGTTGCTCCACATGATGGTTCTGAGGTCGTTCCATTCATCGATAATGATCGATTCCGGGATGTCCTTTTTCATGTGTTTTTCGTATTTCTTGGAATTCAGGAACTCGTTGAATTCGTAGGTGTGGTTGATAACTTGCATACACGAATTCAGGAAACACGTATTTCCTAAATTGGTTAGGCCAGTATAACCGCGGTTTTTGTATTGTGATAGATCCATGGTTTACGTTTTTTGATGATTAAATATATTTGGTCAATAACTATATATAGCTGTTTTTCTTTATATTCTATAGACGGCTTGATTTTTAATCAATTTTATTAGGTATGTCTTCACCCTTTTGGCAGAGCGTTATGAATGCACTATTAGAGAGTCAACGTACAGGTGGATTGTCGAGAACCGGAACAGTTCGGGCGTCTGATCCAAGTGGGTCGACAATAAACACGAGATCGGTTAATGCACCCATCAGTATGAATGAGATAACAAATAGTCGTTTGCAAAATCGCCGTTTAGATGCAATCCAAGAAATCGCCTATGATTACAATAGAAACTTTCGCGATTACCAAACCCGTATTGGCGAGATTGTTCAAACTCTTGGTACACCGTCTATTATATCTCCTGTATCTGAAGTCTCGTCAACATCCCCTCGTCCTAGACCTATAGATGCATCCTTTCAATCTGCTGCTGCTGCTATACAACCCGATATAGATTCTATTTCGAATATCTTTTTATCGTACTATGTGTATCCTCTTGCAACAGCAGATCATCCTGTACCGCAAAACACGCAATTACTAACCCGCGAACAAATAGCAACATCCACACTAACCTATGGATTTACGGCACCTGCTACGCAGCCATTGGAAGATCCCAGTTCGAATGTGTGTCCCATTTCACTAGAACCTTTTCAATTGGGCGATGTAGTTTGCGAAATCCGTGGGTGTGGCCACAAATTCAAGCGTCCCAATTTGATGCATTGGTTTCGCCGCAATCCGCGCTGCCCCGTTTGTCGATATGATTTGCGCGATTATATGGGAGTTGATGCTTCGAATTCTGTTCCTGAACCCGTATCGAACCCTGTAGCGGAGACGGATGCAGAGGAGGGCGTTAATGAAGAGTTTGGAGAAAGCGAAGAAGCAGAGGGGTTTAGTTATTCCGAAAATCCGCCTCCGCTACCCACTACGACAACATCGTCTTTCCCGCAATTGCTTCAGACCATGACGTCGAACTTTTTGCAACAGGCGAATTTCGATGTATCCGGATTTCGATATGACAACAACTCTATCGAATTCGAATTCCCCATCCAATTTGATGCTTCCAATATTGATATGTTTTTCCAACAATATGCGGATAACAGCTCTTTTTTCAATAATTTACGATAATTTACGATAATTTACAATAAAATTGATTATAGTTTCACCCATCATAGAAACTATAATCAACCCCCGTATTACTCAATAAATCAACCATGTCCGTAAACCATATTGAACTCCACGAAGTGGACTATCCCATTCAGGTGCTCCCAGAAGGACACAAATTCGGCGTTCTAACCGTCAAGGTTAACAAAACAACCATGACCGAACAACCAATTCTCTTTGTCTTCAGCATTGATCGTACTGCCTCCATGAACGAATTTGGTGGTGGCGGAAAGTCCAAGCTAGATTACGTGAAACAGACTTTTGCAAATATTATGCGATTCTTGGCCGCTCAGGGCGGATCCGAGTCATCGCCGGAGATCTATGTCCGCATCCACGCATTCAACACCGATGTTGAGATCGTCGTAGACACAGTTCGCATTACCATGCAAAATGTGGAACAAATCATCGACCGAATCCAAGCACTAACCGCGGATGAGTGCACCAACATTGGTCTCGCTATGGACACTGCGAATCGCGCGATCCAACACCATTTGTCGAGACACGGTGATAGACCCTGGATAGCAGCGCACCTTTTCATGACCGACGGCCAACCCACGGCTGGTATGCAAAACTATGCCGATATCGCGGGTCTAGTCGACGACTCTTTCATCAATGTCTTCTTTGGTTTCGGCACTGACCACAATTCGCATCTCTTGACCAAGTGCGCGGAGGCGTCTCGCGCGGAATACGGGTTTATCGACAACGCAGAACGCGCCGGTGCGGCCTATGCAAACAGTATCCACGGTATCTTGTATCCTGGTTTAACCGATCTCCGTGTTTTCATGGAAAACGGTCTCATCTACGATTGGACTACAAATCAATGGGTCAACGAGATCCGCGAACCCGCATGGTCGAGCGAATCCACGAAAAACTATCATTTGTCGGTTGCAACAGGATCGGAATTCGACATGACCGCCGTTATCTTCGGAAAGCGACCCGGTCAAGACGACGAAGAAATCTTGCTAGACACCGTAGAGGTCGTACCCAATTTGATAGACCAGGAGACTGGTGAAGAAGACTTGGCGGATCTTTCTCCCTTCCTCTTTCGCCAAGCCGTTCAAGAGGCGCTTTTCTTGGCCAAGAGCATGAATACTTTGACGGATTATGATGTGTTGCAAAAGACCAAGAAATCGATGAAGACCCTCTTCGGTACCATGCGAAAGTATATGCGCGATCACGGGAAAATGGTGGACTCTATGATGATCCAGCTGTGCGATGACTTGTCGATTTCCTACAACACATTGGGTACTGAAGAGGGCATCATGTACACTATTCAACGCGAAGGCAGCCAGGGTCGCCAACAAAGCAACACTACCTCTACGCCTAGACATCATCTAACACGTCATACTCCAATGCGCCGACAGAACGCTTTTAGTCCACCTATGATGGGAAGGATGAATTCGGTCATGGACACACAAGATTTAGGCGGGTTCGAAGAGGATGAAGAAGACCAAGATGAGACCCAACGAGACGAAATGGATGTCGACTCCAATGCATCTACCGTAGTGGCGGACGGATTCTTGCCCATCCCTCCTCAGCCCGTGTTGCGACGATACCGACATAGCGAAGTCTCGTTTACATGTGATGGTAATTCTAGACAAAACTCGGTTCTGCTTTCTAGTATCCGAGTGCCTACTGTACCCGAACAACGATTGGTAGACGATCAGATAGATGCTTTAGCTGAATTGGATACTTCGTCCTCTAGTGATCCCGGTATTTTGTGCGAGGTCGGATATCGCGGTGAAAGAGATCCCATCACGGGTAAGAAGCATGGTTTCGGAAAGAAGATGTATCCGAATCACGACGTATATATCGGAGAATGGGAAAACAATTTCTGGAATGGTCGCGGGCGATACAAGTTCGCCGCGGGTCGTGTGTTCGATGGAGAGTTTGTTTATGGAGTGTGGCAGGGGTCTAGCGATCCCACTTATTTAGAAGAACCTACTTCGTTTGTCCAAGAATCGATGGATCAAGGAATGGATATGGATATTGACGAGGATGTAGATAACATTGAAAATTATGTGTGTTCCGATAATGAGGTCTCGGCTTATGCTACCCCTTCGGCCGTGGACATGATGCGATCCATGACTCAACCAAACATTTAGAGGGTTTTGTAGAAAAAGATTATCGATCGGTCATAGGAAAATAAAATAACCATATATTATATATTTTTTACGCAAAGAATGGCCAAGAGTAAGCGCGCAGGCAACAAAAAGTCCAAGGCGGCAAAGAGGAAGTATGGTGGAAAACGCTCGAACAAGATGATGCGTAGGAAGGGAAAGAAGTCCATGCGCAGGCGTGTTATGAAGATGTTGGGTATGCAAAAGGGTGGTAAATATGACGATCTTGTCAATGGTACAAACAATTTTCAAAATTATTATTTACAAAAGTATTCTCAATTGATATTTGGAACTGATACACGAAACAGTCCTTTGAAAATAGTAGATGAAATAGAAGTACCAGAAGAAAGTATATTATGGGTTATCGATATGCAAAATGATTTTATTGATAAACCAATGAAAGGTTTACATGGCCCACCAGTTGTTGTTAATGGTACAGATTTGGGAGCAATTGGTGCTTTTGCAGTATCCGAAGGATCACAAATGATTAATGATTTGTTAGCATTTATTGCGAAAAATGGATCCAAATTTACAAAAATAATATTTACACGTGATTTTCATCCGCCTGATCATTGTTCTTTTACTAAGGATGGTAAATACGAAGACGGAAAATTTCCTCCTCATTGTATTTATGATACCTTAGGTGCAGCTTTTAATCCAGATATACAAAAATATTTTGAGTTTGTATCTACTGATGATCCGGGTGAAGATGGTCATTTTATATTTAAGAATCCTGGAGATCCTCACCATCCTGGATTTCCTGCAGATATTATTTTTAAAGGTCATCATCAAAATACTGATTCTTTTACTGCACAAGAATGGGTCGATGATAGTTATTCATTCCAAAAGCGGCAATTAACCGGATGTTGTCAAACAATAAATTGTTCTGATAAAGGTGAAACCGGTGGAAAGGTAAATACTGGTGGAAAAAAATTGAAAAATTATGAAAACTCTCATTTAGAAAAAGCTTTTGGCAAACCAGTGAATGAAGGAAATTTGGCTACCATGTTCCATGAAACATACCAGACACCCGTACCAAGTGGAGAAGGAGAAATTTTTGTCGTTGGTCTCGCAGGAGAATTTTGTGTGAAGGATACTGCTATTTTATTAAAACAAACATATCCCACAACAAAAGTAAATGTTATACAAAATCTAACACGATATGTATTTCTTCCTGTAGGTTTGTCTTTCCAACGTTATCCTTTGACGAACTGGCAAGATAGTTCTCCATGTACATTTGGGCCTATGATGCAATTTGGAGAATGGAAAGATCCTAATAATAGAAAGATGTTAAACCTGGTAAATATAGCTGAAAAAAATCCTTATAAAGCATTATCACTTTATTTATTTGATTATAATCCAGGTAATATTGAAATTACTAGACGATTAGATCTGGATGAAATTAAAGGAATGATTACGCGCGTAAATGGATTTTCTCCAGGTAGCAGATTTTATGAAACAACTATGGAGGAGTTAGGAAGCAAATACTGGCATTTTGCATCAGATCATAGAATATTATTAAAGGATTTCAACCAATTTGGAGTTAATTTACTTCTTCCAGAATCTTCTTTAGTTAGCGTTAAAGGTACAAGTGAAGTAGTAATACCACCTGAAGTAGTAATAAGTGATGTTATTCCTCCTCCTTCTGATGCTGTATAAATAAAAGACACTACCCAAACATCCCCGTTATTGTCCGCATACCCGTCCTCTGATGTTCGATCTTGTCCAAGAATTTATCGAATAATAATGCTTTGATTTTTGCCGAGCAGTATTTTTCCTTCTTCTTCATAAACGCCTCCATGTCCGGTGTTTCTTGTTCCAGTTTCACCATGTCCTTTTTATAGTTTTTGATCGCCGCCATTTTTCGTTGATTCGTCCAGATGGGTTCCAGAGCCAAGCCAAAGAGTTGCTGCAGCGGTTTCATCAGTTGATTCGTTATATAATGAGTATAGTCGATCGGCACGTTGTTCGCCACGATATACTCCGGAGTCTCGATCTTGTCTCCCGTCAACGCTTTTTTGTTGGGGTTTACAATAAACACATATTTCATGCGATCCCCCGGTTTGGGTTTGTTTCCCGGATCTCGAGCACCAATACGCTCCGCCAAGACCCAGTGTCCAATCTGCATCGGATTTTTGTAATCACTCTTGAGTGCCCGAGTAATAGTCAATTTGTCCATCGCCACTTTGCCTTCGATGAGTTGATCCAACGCCGCATACAAATAATCAATCGCCCTCTGAATATTCGTTCCAGTGTCTTCGGGTCGCATCAAGATTTTGAGAATCGCGCCATAGACATCTTTCAAGTAATCGCACGAGTCGCGGCGTTTAATAGCCAAACCCATGTATTTCATTTTACCTTTGTTCGCATCCGTCTCGTACAACATGCCTACGTAGCGCTTTTTCGACAACAGGATAAACGGCATCAGGGTTTTCTCATAGGTTAGTTCCATGGGCTGTTTCAAGAATTGTGTGCACAAGCCGGCGACGTCCTGAGCGATTTCGATCGTTGCCTCGAGTGCGGGCTTTCCGCGAATCTTCTCGCCCGTCTTGGGATTCTCCAGATTGAAGGTGAAGAATACCGAATCCGTGTTATGGACGATCATATTTCCGATACCCGCCGCAAAGTGGTGGTTCTCCGTGGTCAAATCATACACATAGCCCGTGTATGAAATCTCTTCTATGGAACGAACATAGCTATTTACTACAGTTTGTTCACGGTTGATTCTGGGATCGCTCGAAATATCCATGACATAGCCGGTTTTACCTTCTGCATCGGTATAATAATCCAGCCGAGTAATGTTCAACCCCTGTTTTACCATGGTGCAAAACATAATTGCTTCGGATAGCTGCGTATTTTTTGTATGCTCGCGCGATATTGCATGACCCAACATTTGATCCAAGGATGCGAGGCTGTAAAAGCTGCTCAATGTGTTTGGTAGATAATGCAAAAGCGGTGTTCCTTGTTTGACATCCTTCGGTGAAATCTCTTCTCCGTTTGCCTTGACCAAAGAGTGGTCGTCTGTAGCATCGACTATACTGGAACCGGTTAAGATTCGCATCATCTTCTTATGAGGAGCCAACATGTGGCGAATAACCCTGTACAGGGGAGTCCAACCATTCTCTGTCCATGATTCAACACCGGTTAGTTCACACACCTCTTTTTCTTGACGCCCTTCTTCCAAACATGGTAGCCAAAGACTTTGTCCATACTTGGTAGCCAGGTCTTCAATTGTGCAAATATCCACGATGGATCCGCCGCCAACCCTAACATAGACTGGTGTGTAGGAAGCAACACTATCACCGTATACGTATTCCGCCCGGCATTTTACGGGACCCTGGATCGCGGTTTCATAGACCCGATCCCCGTAGACTTCCTCGATCATGCGTTTCGCATAGGTGATCATCTGGCGACCCGTAGCCGTGGTGGATGCGGCTACGTCCTGTTCGAAGAATGTCGATGTTTGTGCCCCGCACTGTCCGTAGAGCGAATTCGCAGTTACCTTGTATCCAAGCTGTCGCTTGTCCAAGATGTTTTGCATAAAGGGATCCGATTCACCCTTGATCATTTTGCGCGTCTTTTTGCGCGCATCCAAGAGTTCTTCCAAGATGGCAGGCATGATGGATTTCTGGCCGTGGGGTAGCTGCGCCCATCGGCACACTTTTTTCCCCGATACCACTTTTTCTACTCGGGACGCCGGGGTTTTGCGAAAGGAGCGATAGGTATCAAACTCGATATCGATATAGGTATACCCCGGTAAATGATCGTAAATATAATTGCCCGAGGCATCACGCTCGCCCGTCTCCCTTAACAAAACACCGTAAGAATCATATTCTTTGGTCCACACCTTACTATCGTGCGAATAGTTTTGACTGATCATGGAGGAGGGATAGAGCGAGGCATAATCTACACAGGCTACTGGATTGTCCATGTACATGGAGCATTTCGGAGGTAGGACAATGGCGCCCTCATATCCGTCGCTATCCGTCGTCTTCTCCAGATCGGGCATCAGCGTGTTTTTCTCGCGACACTTTTTGGCAACATAGCTGGTCAATTTGATACCCTGGCCACGGAAGACCAAGAAACTCATTGGGACGGAGCAGATGCGCGACATCTCGACGTATCCTGTTATAACGTCGATTTTGTTTAACAAATGATGCACTAGGTTGCAATCCTGAATACAGTATTTCGCGACAATGGCGCGATCCGCGGCCGACCCTCCAGAGAGTCGGAAGATATCGTGGTGGTCGATGTCGTCTTTCGCCATACCCCACTTGACGTATTTACCATGGGTTTCTTCGGGCAACAAATGTGTGCCGTCGACCACAATCTTGGACTCACCCCCTAAAGCTTGATCGAGGTCTAACACACGAAATTTATGACCTCCCTTGTAGTAATCCGACGTGAATCCAGAGAATTCTAGGTGGATATAGTCGCCCACATGGAGTCCTGTTAGATTTCGACTATAGAGTTCCGTACAGGATCCACCCAAGTCTTCACGATCCACGTGCAAGACCTTCTTTACGTCGTCGCTAATATATTGGCTCGCAACATTGTCGAGTTTATACGAGGCCAGGTTGAAATCGCGTTTGAAATACATCATAACATCGATCTGTAGCCGACCCATCATTTTGTAATATCGCAGATCATATTCTCCCGAAGCCAACACGATCTTGGTATTCTCGATGGCGATCTCCGGATCTTCGTCTTGGTCATAGCCTTGGTCGTATCTTTGACCGTATCCTTGGCCAGGTGTTTGTACGGGTTTTGCACACACTTCGTCCACCTTGCGCGACAATTTAGCAAAAGCACGATCACATCCCAACTCTTGACTCCGACGAAAGAGGAATTCGTAATCAAACCCGAAGATATTGTAGCCAATCATAATGTCGGGATTCTCGCGCTGGATCAGGTCGCGCCATTGCAACAACAAGTCGCGTTCGGAATCCACGGTTTGGATTTGAGCGCCCTCTACTGGATCGCAAGACCCCACCACTAGGCAGTGGTTTAAATAGGGTTCGGGATCACCGTATCGCAAGAACGTGGATCCAATGAAAGTTGCTTTGTCGCCTTCCAACCGGGGAAAGAGCAACGTCAAGGTTTCATTGACCAGTTGGATCTTCGCATCGCGATCGTATTTGGGATTCAAGAGTACGTGAACCAGTGTTGCCGTAGCCTCGGGTTTTGGTACACGCTTTGTCCAGGTCTTGAAGCCACCGACTAGAGTCGTCTCCGAATCGCCTTGTTCCATGGTTTCGTCGTCGTCGCCGTCTCCTAGATCCAAACCCTGCTCCATGGGACTCGAAGCCTTGATCTGCTCAAACACCTTGTCGATCTCCAACAAATGGTGGTTGTCTTCGCGATCGTTGAGACCATGGGCTACCTTGATGGGAGTCTTTTGCAACACCTCGATCCAGGCGATAACCTCGACCTTGGACGGGACTACTTTAGGATACACCACATCAATTTCTTCCAAAGAATCCATGCTGAATCCCGTCAAAACACATCGTTTCAATAGTCTCTGTCCCATTTCCTGATCCAGTGGTGGATTGGGCGGCGCGCTTAATCGGCGAAAGACATCCACGATATTGGTAGCCAGGCGTTTGTATGTTTTCACGGGAATGGGAAAATCGCCATGACTACTGCTGGCCTCAATATCAAAACTACAGATCTTATATGGTACGCGGGTTTCCTTATCGGGCAGGGCGCGCATTTGACCCGTAGAACAGATAAACTCGTATTTGCATGTGGTGGTTTTCTTCTCCGGACTGATCGTTATTGCCTTGGTCGTTGCGATAAAGACCCATCCCGATGGACTAACGTTGTAGATGTGGAAGAATCGCAACAGGGGCGGAATGTTGCTCTCGTACAGGTGCAACACCGTGGATTTGAAGACCAGGGGGGTTAGTCGGCGATATTCGCGACCCTTCGATTCCTCTTTTTCTTTGTCCGTCAAATAGGTATACCATAGACCCTTGGTTTTGTTAAGCGCAGCCAGATTCTGGAAGGTTATTTTTACAAAGGGATGGGTGCGACCTCCCGAAAATCCATAGAGTTTGTTGTGTTCTACGCGTTCGGCGGTCAAGATCGATTTGGAGTGATAGTTGCCTACACGCTCCTTTAAGTGGCGCAAGAAAGCGGATACGTCGTGTTGTGTCCAGTCTTGTGCGATTTTTACGAAGAAGAAGGGATTGAAGTTGTTGACGAAAATAGACGCAGTTTCGCCCTGTTCATTGATTCCAAACATCTGGATCATGAATTGCGGAGGGGCGCGGGGTTTATAGGGTCGTCGTTTGCCTCCATCTTCGTCATCGTTATCAAAGCTATTGTTGGGTGAATCTTCGTCTTCGTCCATGTCGTTTTCATGAGACGCCGGTTGTTGGTCGAGTATATGGAAATCAAAGAGACGAAAGGGCTTGCCGGGGGTGGGTTTCCGGATGATCGTGGTTTTTCCTGTGGGCACCGACATTTCATATACTACAGTGTATTATAAGGTTAAGTTTATTACGTTATTGCGTTATAAGATCTTTTTCGTCGCCGTCTTCAATTTTGTTGTATGGACCCCCCTTCTGCATTTACATATTTTTGCGAAATACAATCAATAACAATCATTTGTTCATACATCATAATAAAGTGAAACGTAAAATGATATTTGTACCAACTGTCGCATTGTAATTCAAACTGTTTTCCCGATAAATAATAACAATAAAGCAAGACAACTAGGCCAGTATAACCAGGAATTGCGTAATACAATGGTTTGATGTACATGATTCCGTTTGACATAAATACACCAAACGCGATTTTGGCGAATATCAAATCCAGAGTTCTTCTCCAAGAATAAGTAGCTTTTCGCCAATAATTTGCGGATATTAGAGAAGCACAAACCAATAAACCGCTATGCCAGTATAGTTTATTCGTATAAGCATACCATGACGGTATTGTAAAAAAGAAGGACGACAAAACCAACCATTTAGTTTGTCTCCAATGAGCTATGTATTTTTCGTCGCTCATTTCATAATATTAAAGTACATGCGAATATTTATACGTCTTTTTTTCACATTGATAATTTGTGAAATCTGCAATAGTCTAGTGTAAATGGTTCTTGGTTTGAAAATAAAATTGATTTAGCTTCGGTGTATGTGGTTCTTTATATCCCAAAAAGAACAATAATATTATGACAGCACAACAAAGTACGAAGACCTACATGGTCATGGACTATGAATGGGAACTTTTGCCCAACTTTGAAGGCCAGTGTCCACTCGAAAAATGTCGCCTAGAACATGAATTCAATATGAATTCATTCGAAAAATACGTGAATGAATACATAGAACAAGGTTGGACGCCTCTTGGACCCCCCGCCTTTGTCAATGGATGGTCGAATGTTTCTAGTGATCGGTTTATTCATCAAGCCATGACCCTCGATATGGAGAAACATTTGCAATATATGGCTCGTACAGAAGAGTCCAACAAAAGTTCTTCTCCTCCCCTTCGCCGAAGCGCGAGGCTTTCGCAAAATCCTTAGAGTTATTATTTTGGTCGCACACTCGAGTCTTTACCACAAACTCCAACACCCTTTGACAGTTCGTCGACTCCTCTTTTTATTGTGTGATCGTTTGCTGGTTTTGGGGGCAGCACCCCCTTTCATACTCGAGGACCCCGTTTCACACGCAGATTTATACCACGCCCACATGGCTTGGGCATTTCGCTCCCCCTGATAATATTCCAATTTCCCGTTGCAATATCTAAATAAAGTTGGATACCCCCCCTGCAATGCCAATTTACTGGGGTTGTTGGCCAAATGTTTTTCATTAAAGTCCGAGATCATTTTGTCGACAGTTAGCCCTTTCTTTTTATTCGCCTCCGTATCTCCTATTTCGAAAAACTGGATCTTGATATTCTTTATAACGCGCCCCATTTGCAACTGAATCTGCTTTTTCATCTTGTTCCATTCCGGAATCAGGGTTTTACAATGACCACACCAATCTGCATATATTTTTCCAATAAATAAATTCTTTTTCGAACCCGTTGTTTTCTTGGCGGAGGGCATTACCATTATATATACTATACCAACAGATAAAGTATTTCTATAGGTATAGTATATTGTTTTCTTCGGTTAATTAATCAAATCAATCTAAAAATGGCAAAAAAAGGTTCGACAATATCAATAGGATTTATTGGATTAATGATTGTTCTCGCCTTGGTATTTTTAGGAGGTATTTATTTTATTTATGCATATTCCTTTGTTTCTGTACCTACATCAAGCCCACACACGACACTAGTATCGACCAATGATGATACATCTTGTCCGAATGTTTTAATACAAAAGGGATCTCAACTATACATGTATAATACAAATATTCCCGAAGAATCCGGCAAGAACCCGGTATTATTTAATAGTTTAGATGATTACATTCATTATGTAAAAGTACAACGCACCGAACATGGAAAGCATTGTCCCATATTATTTTTGCAACAGGAGTCGAATACACAAGGTGATGATGTGTATCGTGTTCGACCAGGTCCATTCGATCTTGAAGCAGGAAGACCTACTCCCATTGTAGCTAGTCCGACTCAGATTGCCGCGGTTCAAAGTTATTTTAGCAACAATATCTCGAATAAAACGGGGGTTATGCCGACCAATATGAATATTATTGGTCCATCCCCTGGCGTAAATCAACCGGTTCAAGGATTCACATCGACTTCGTTTTCGGCAAAACAACAAACAGTTGGAGGAGCTCCTCCACCAAGTATTCCGCTAATAAATGCGCAAAGTCCTCCTATTATTAGTGGGGGTGTGGGGGTTCCTGTACCCATTCCGAATTTGCCTATGCCTAAACCCGTTCCTTATGTTGATGCAAATACCGACAATCCTCCTTATAACTCTAACGAGTATTATGGGTTTGATCCATACGGTCAATATCAAGGTATTTTTACTACCATAGACGCAATTCATGACGAAACGCAATTTCAAACTACCAATGGATTTAGTGATAATGCTATGGATCCTAACTGGGGTGGTGTATTGTTTACCGCAAACCAAGTAGCAACTGGTAAATACGATGATAATATAGTTGCTCCTCCTGTATATAGTGGTGCGCCTAATGTCTATGTTAATCCGAGTCTTCTTTTACCCACAACCGCTTTGCCTGGATCGGTAGGTTTTGTCGAATATGGTCAAGGTTCTCTCGATAGTTATATTATTAACCCTCAAGTGGACGCTACGAACAACATCCAACAGATGAATTATAATTATTCGGGTAGTTCGAATATTGGATCGATAACGTGTCCTTGTCCATCTGGATGGGTATTAAGCACAAATCAAAACGCATGTGTTTTAGGAAGTACCCCGATTGGTCCAAATGGAGGATGTCCTGATGGATATACTATCGCAGACGGCGAATGTAGGGTTTCTATCATTAACCAACAAATTCCGGATGGATGGTTTGTTAACGCAACTGCTACAGGAATATATCCCGAAAATGCCAATTGCTATAATCAAGGGCCTGGATCAAATCCCAATCCCAATTATACACCGACAAATCCTCCTCCATATCCTCCACCATATCCTCCACCATATCCTCCACCATATCCTCCACCATATCCGACATATCCTCCAAATCCTCCATATCCTAACCCTAGTTATACACCTATACCTACCAATCTTCCCCCAAACCCGAATCATAGTCGTGGACCTCATCACACTAGTTCGCCAACACCGTCAATTACTCCAAACAAGACAAATCATCCTCATCATACCTCAACGCCGAATACCAACACTACTACTAAACCTCCAGGTCCAAACACTACTACTACACCTCCGGGTAATCCAAATACTAATACTACACCTCCTCCAAATACTACTACTACACCTCCCGGTCCAAACACTACTACTAAACCTCCCGGTCCCAATGCTAATACCAATGCTACTACTACACCTCCCGGTAATGCAAAGAATGGCAAATAAATCTACACATTAGGTTCGTCCGATAGTAGAGGTTTATTTTCTAAACACTCGCCAGAATAAAGCAAAAATGTGCGTAAATTTTCAATAATATTCTTGCCTAATTTCCGCGATTTTTTATCCGATTCGCAAACAATCGTATCTAAACACTCAGGGTGTTCTCGAACTTCAGCAATTAGATGCGAGATAGATCGAAATCGTTTCATAATCGCCACTGCCGATACCGCACTTATACCAGGTATCTGACACAATACAATTTCACCCCAGTTTTCCGGTGTGATATTGTCCTTTTTCACCTTTTTCACTACGCTACAATATGCCGCGGGTTCTACATCGACTGTAGCAGACAACCCGCCGGACCACATCGATTTACCTTTTGCGAATTCACGCCCCATTTTATCCGTTGTTGCCAAGATCCATTCGGCGGTCTCTTGGACAGAAGCCGTTCGAAATACGCTAAACCCCTTGAATACATTCAACGACGTTATTGCCGAATATACCATCTTCTTTTTACTCGCATCTAGTTGCGATGTTATTCCCTCTATCAAATAAATGATATTATGCGGGGCGTAGCCACTCGAATGGATCAAACGATAGGATTGCTCTTCATATCGCCCATCTTTTATGCTGGATAACAGATCTTGGATGGATTTACGTTCAATCAAAATAACGTCTTTGTTATCATCGGTCGTTATTATAATATCTCCTAAATTCAATACGCGTTTGCTGATATCCACTTTTTTTTCGTTCTTATCATTCAATGAAACACACTTTTCATAAAGCGCGGTTTCTCGTTCGTCCAAGATAATCTTCATACTACATTATCTTGGAAAGAGATGGTATTCATATATCGTTTACACTATTATAATAAAGATGCGATCAGTTGTTAATACCAGTGAAGATTTAAAACGATACATTATTTGCACCTTTCCAATAAGTGTTGGGCGACAAGTTGGAACCAATTGGTCGCGATACGCGAACGTTGGGGAACATGGTAAATTGCCACACACTCAATGGTTTAGGGATTATAAAGATGTTGTCCCAAGCCGTATTCATACCAATGGTTTCTGGAAGACCGGCTTTCTTCGGACCGCCGCCTTGGTTTTGATTCAAACCGGGATATGTAGTAAATTGTGCGCGACCAGCAACAGAACTAAATGCACGACCAGGAAGATTCGACATTTCTTATATACTATACTATATATATTATTTCTACCCGGATCGTTATTGTATTGTAAAAAAGATATAGAGATATTCTGTTATACAATAATAGTCCTCTATTCAAGAAGAATCGCGATTTCATCTTATTTGCTAAATAATATGAAAAACACTAATACTAAACCATTTTCTCGTTTCAATCCATCTTTTCAGACAAAGGGACGTCAAGATCGACCTTTTAATAGACAAAATCTGCATGGTAAGGCAGCGGATGTCATGGTAGCTACATCTACATCATCATTGTCTCCTCCGCCAACGAATGTATCATTAACTTCACTAGACGACGATATTCGCGTGGAAAAAAACGAACACGGTCAAGACACCTATGTTTTTGATCCATATAATCCGCTAAATAGATTGATAACCGAATCCGAAATCCGGGATATTTTGCAAACCTATGGGATCCATGCTCCCATTCACAATTATGAACTGTATAAGCGCGCATTTATTCACCGTTCTTACATCAAGCGTCCCGATCTGGAAAATTCTCAAAACGGGGTGGTGATTCTTCCTAAACCCGATGATTGTTTAGGACTTTTTACTAAATCCAATGAACGATTGGAATTTGTTGGCGACGGGACTTTGGAATGTATTACTAAATATATCCTCTATCGCCGATTTCCCAAGGAGAACGAGGGATTCATGACGGAGAAGAAAATCGCGCTAGTGAAAAACGAGGCCATCGGTAAAATGGCGCTCGAAATGGGCCTCAATCGATGGATGGTGCTCTCGAAACATGCTGAGCAGAAACAAACCCGGACCAATCTGAAGAAGCTGGGGTGTCTTTTTGAGGCGTTTTTGGGCGCCATCTTCCTAGATTTCAACAAAATCTCGGTCAAAGACGAGCACGGCTGGTTTGAGAATACATTTATAACGGGTCCCGGGTTCCAGATGGTACAGGTTTTCGTAGAGAATGTCTTCGAACGCCACGTGGATTGGATCCATCTGATCCGCAATGACGATAACTTCAAGAATATTTTGCAAGTGCGTATCCAGAAAGAGTTCAAGATAACTCCCGACTATTTGGAATTTGAGCCACATTCGGTAGATGCCGGATATCACATGGCGGTGTATCTGTGTTTAGGACAGCCCATACATGCAGTATCGCCACATAGTGCCCGTGCAATTCATGAATTCGGTTCGTTTGATGATATTCACCAATATATGTCGCAACATGGAAAGGTTTTGATTCGATTGGGAAGTGGAGTGCACAAGATCAAGAAGAAGGCCGAGCAGATTGCGTGTGATGAAGCCATCAAGGCTTTGTCTAGCTTTTGAGATTTAGGAAAAATATTGTAATCTTTGTGTTCTAGCCATTAAAAATAGAAATTTAGAATGAGTAAAAGTTTATTATATAATTTATTATATAATATGCGTTCTAGACGTAATTTAGCGAAACACTACAAAAAGTCCAAAAGGACTTATGCGAAAATGAGAAGATCTATTCGTAGATCAAGAAAAATGGTTAGGGGAGGGGAATACACGTATGACGGTATAATTACTAAAGACGTTATCTATAGACACTCTAGTCCTGAAACAACAGAATATATAACTAATATTGAACGTGCATATTTAGCTAAAGATTTTGATAAATTGGAATCCGTACTTAAAAGACCAAACGGTGCTTTTTTTCCTGCTCGTAAAGCAGCTCATGCAGCATATAAAAAATTAATTGAGTTTCCTGATGTTCCACAGTATATAAAAACTGATTTACAAGATAGAATTACGAGTGAACGTATCTGGGGAAATAGCATTACGAGTGAACGTATGTGGGGTCTATAAGATCAAGAAGAAGGCCGAACAGATTGCGTGTGATGAAGCTATCAAGGCTTTGTCTAGCTTTTGATTTGATCGTGAATGTGAGCCATTTTTTCTAATTATAATCTATAGACTATAGAATGGCGGGATTTATACGTTTAGATGATTTTGGAGCAATAAACTATTATACCTCTAAAAATAAGAATAATTATTATGTAGTATTACATAATGGTAGAGCTAAAGTATTGGGTTATTTTGTAAGAACGACCTTGAGCGACACTGTTATCTTCCGACGTTCTATGAAAAAAGAATCCTATGACATTGCGCGTATTGCAAGCATGGAAAATTATGGATATGTAGTAAAACCGGGTAAACCACCAAAAACACAAGCTGAATGGGATGCTCTAAAAGCCAAGGTACTAGCGGATCTCGGTGTTGATGAGGAAGTATCCTCGGGCGATTCACCGACATGGTCTGATACATCTTCGCCCGGAAGCCAGGGATCACCTGGATCTCCTCTAACTCCGAATGGTCAATCATCGAGAATGCGAGCTCAGCTCAGAAAACAAGCGGCGGCAACTGCAAAAGCGGCAACCGCAAAAGCGGCAACTGCAAGAGCAGCAACACCTCCTGGAACCCCTGGTAAAAAGGCCAAGGGTGGAAACAAAACTAAAAAGACGCGAACATCTAAAAAATACAGATATTATTAGTGCGAGCAATCGGGTAAAATATTATATCTATACAATGTAGTGTATAGATATCATGTCTACAGCAGTAGGAAGACTACGTTTAGATGAATTGAAAATGAAACCTATGCCGAACAAGAAACAAAAACACGGGATAACTGCGGTGTTTGGTGAAGTTTACGACCAAGGCAAAGGCCATAAGAAAAAGCGTACTAGAGAGGAGGGTGAAAAAGAATCGGATGCAGAAGAAACAAAGGAATATACAGACAAGGGTCAGCAAAAGAAACACCAAATTGTATTCGAAGATGCTAGGGCCACCAGTAAGATCGATAGAAAACGAATCTTGGACGCCATGACAGCGCGAAACCTATTTTCCGTAGTAAAAGACAAAAAACCTTCCCAAATGCCCGATCAAGCGGAGCTCGTAGAATCAGTAAAAGAACCCTCCGAGAAAAAAGAAAAAGCAGTACAAGGCAAGGAGCTTCCAATGGATTCAGACTCCGAATCCGATGTAGGTGTTGAAGAAACGGGATCTGAGGCTGAGGCTGAGGCTGAGGCTGAGGCTGAGGCTGAGGCTGATGCAGCCGCCGTAGAACCCGAGACTAAAACAAAGGGCTCTAAAAAGGAGACTAAGAAAAGGGTAAAAGATTTGGCCAAAGAATTCGTGCAAGACATGGATTTATCCAAAGACGAATTAGATACAAGGGTCCAAGGAGAAACCATAGAAAAACGCATCGAGAAAGCCGCCAAACAACCCCTCCACATGATAACAAAAGCGTCCCCCTATTATCTCAACAATCGCAAATTGTTTCTGCAAAAGTTGACGCCCCTCTTTGCGCAATATAAGCGCGAGCTTTCCGATACTGAAGTAGCCGCCTCGTGTGATGGCCGTGCATCCGCAAACCAAGAATTCGAACTCCTAACCCACCAAAAAGTGGTTAGCGACTATTTGAGTTTGTATTCGCCATATCGCGGACTTCTCCTATATCACGGTCTTGGATCGGGCAAAACATGTACTTCGATCGCCATTGCCGAGGGTCTCAAGTCCAAGAGTCGCGTCTTCGTTATGACCCTGGCTTCGCTGAAAACCAACTTTTTCAGTGAAATGAAGAAGTGTGGCGATCTCTTATATAGGAAAAACCAATTCTGGGAGTTCGTATCGACCGAAGGAAAGCCGGATTATATTCCCCTCTTGTCCAAGACACTCTCCATCTCTGAAGCTACTGTTCGCCGCAATAAAGGCGCTTGGTTGGTCAATATGACGCGCCGACCGAATTTCGATTCTTTAGCAGATCGCGATCAATTGGCGGTGGACGCACAATTGGACGAAATGATTCGCGCAAAATACACCGATATCAACTATAACGGTCTGAATCGCGCAATCTTGGAACAACTAACCTCGGGGTTTTCCAAGAACCCGTTTGACCATTCCGTCGTTGTTATTGACGAGGCCCACAATTTCGTTAGTCGCATCGTTAACAAGATGAAGGTGAAAAACTCGATTTCGTATAAACTATACGAATATTTGATGAGTGCTACTGCATGCCGAGTGGTGTTGCTCTCTGGAACGCCCATTATCAATAGTCCTAACGAAATAGGCGTACTATTCAATATTTTGCGAGGATACATCAAGACTTGGACTATTCCCGTTTCCATTGAGGCGGGTGCGAAAGAAAAACCATCGCGTGATAACATCATGTCTTGGTTTGACCAAGCCGGTGTTTCGGTCTATGATTATGTGGAATATAGTGGCGATCAAGTGGTTATTACTCGTAATCCCTTTGGATTTGTTAATCTTGGGCCGAAGGCACCTGCTGGTAAAGTTATCCGAGTGAAAAAAGGGGCAGTAAAGAAAGGCGGGTCCAAGTCCAAAAAGGTTCATGCGACACTCAAACCCCCCTCAAAACGAGGCTCCAAAAAGAACCATCGCGATTTTAAGGGTAAACCATTTATAGTGAAAAACGACATGATTATCAAAAACCCCGATGCAACCATCTTGGACACCACTGTGGATTCCGATGAAGAATCCGAAATCCGCAAGGACCATATTGGCCCGAACCAAGAGTTTGATTTGCGCAAGGGGGGAGGGTTCGACGATTATAAAGGTGTTCAATTGGACCAAACCGGCAATTTGTCCGACGACGATTTTATCCGGCGTATTGTCCAAGTCTTGGAATCCCATAGCATGTCTGTCTCAAAAACCAAGATCAAACTAACGAATCACAAGGCCTTGCCTGACGTACCCAAAGAGTTCTTGGAACTCTTCGTAGAATTGGATACCAAAGAGATGAAGAATGAGCAGGTGTTTCAAAAACGCATCTTGGGTCTAACCTCGTATTTTAGGAGCGCGGATCCGGCACTTTTGCCCAGATTTGTGCCATCCGATCATGATGATGTGTATCATATTGTGCGTTGTCCCATGAGCGAATATCAGTTTGGGTTATATGAACATATTCGGAGTGAAGAGAGCAAGCGCGAAAAGCAGAATCGGAAGGCGGAGGCTAGACAGGCAATGAAGGCCGCCATCGGCCAGGTCGAGGATCTCTTTAAAATCGCTTCTACTTATCGAATCGCATCGCGAACCTGTTGCAATTTCGCGTTTCCCGATCCTCCTGGTCGTCCTCAAAAGAGGGAGGGTGAATACGGAGGCGAAGAAGAGGCGGGTGAGAACATGATAACCGATGATGACAATCTTCTTGGTGCTGGAAGAAAGGGTGGTGGAGATACCGAAATGGTTGGCGGTGATGATAATGGAGATTTTGAGGAATTCGAAGGTGGTGGTCCAAAAGAGCGTAGGATCCGTGTTGTCAAGAAATTGACTGAGAAAGAGCATGCTGAAGCTAAGGCTGAAGCCGAAGCCAAGGCTGAAGCCAAGGCTGAAACCAAGGCTGAAGCTAAGGCTGAAACCAAGGCTGCAGAAGATTCGGATGCGGATGAGGATGAGGAATTGGATGCACCCAAAAAACTGCTAACTCCAGTAGAAGAAGAAACACTCGGCTTGGACTATTCTAAAAGAATTCAACGAGCTTTAGCAGATTTGAAACGCCGCGAAGAAGAAGTTTTCTCCAAGGAGGGTCTAAAAATGTACAGTCCCAAGTTTCTGCAAATCTTGGAAAATATCCAAAATGCGGACTATGAAGGCCTGCATTTGATCTACAGTCAATTCCGAACCATGGAAGGCATCGGTATTCTGAAACTCGTCTTGGAAGCCAATGGTTTCGCCGAATTCAAGATCAAAAAAGCAACCGCATCGGGAGAATGGACGATGGAGCCGGTCCCAGAAGGCCAAGAGGGACGACCTAGATTCGTCTTATACACCGGAACCGAGGAGGAGAAAGAAAAAGAGATTATTCGTAATGTGTACAACGGATCTTGGACAGATGTTCCCGCATCTATTACAACGGAACTCAAAAAACAGGGACACGAGAATAATCGCATGGGTGAAGTTATCAAGGTCTTTATGATAACTGCATCGGGTGCGGAGGGTATCAATCTGAAAAACACGCGCTATGTCCATATTGTCGAGCCCTATTGGCACATGGTGCGCTTGCAACAGGTTATCGGTCGTGCCCGTCGTATCTGCAGTCATCAAGAGCTGCCCGAAGAGATGCGGACCGTCCAAGTCTTCTTGTATATAGCCGTTCTAACGGATTCCCAGAAAACGGATGAAAAAAACATCGCACTCCGGTTGCGCGATGTTAGTCGATTGTCCAAGAAGGCGGGTAAAGCTGGCGCCAAGGGAGCAAAAGTCAACGTATCCATGTTGGATCGATACGAATTGGGATTGAAAACTACACCAGATGTTATAACCACCGATCAAATGTTGTTCGAGAATGCCTTGATCAAAGATCGCGTTAATAGCCAGATCTTGACGGCGGTCAAAGAAACCGCGATGGATTGCTCGCTTTATAACAAAGGGGCTAGCAAGGACGAGAAATTGGTGTGTTATAGCTTTGGTAAAGTCTCGACCAATGCGTTTGGTTCTTATCCCACCTTGGAACAAGAGGTTGCGGAGAAAGGTGTCCAAGAAGTCCGCGAGACCAAAGTGAAACTCATAAAAATCACGGTGCCTGATGCCTCGGGAAAAGCAAAAGACTATGCCCTGAATAAGACGACGAAAGAAGTATTCGATTTTGCGGATTACCAAGCTGCGGTAGCAACTGGTGCGGACTTGGTACGCATTGGGTATCTAGAAGAATCGGGACGGGGACAGAAAAAGACTGTTGGTATCCGATTTATTTAGGAGGATATAGTATAATATCGATTTTAGTATGCCTTATTACAAGAAGAGTCGCACTGTTGCTGCTAAACGAAGACGCGGTGGAACGTTCGCTAATACGCTACGTCGCATGCTTGGACTACAGCCTAGATTGACGAATGCCGAGGCTGCGCGTATTCGCGAAGAACGTTTGAATGCGATTCATCCTCCGACTAGGACGAGAACTGCATCCAAGGCTGCATCCAAGCCTGCGTCGCCAAGATCGAAGACCGCGAAAAAAACTCGATCGCCAAAAAAATAAAGATACATTTTAGTGTATTATAGAATTAAGAAAATATCGGCATTTTTGTAAAAATATTGATTACACCATCATGCAAAAGTGCTAAATGAACCGGCAAAAAATACAATAAACAAAAGAAGCACCACGGGAGAAAACCCTAAAGATCTATTTGGTAAAATCATATATTTAGTGAATGTAAATGTATGACTACAATATAATCGATGGAAACAGTTATTGTTATAGGAAATTGCAATCCAAAAATAAAATACTACAAAGACAACAATTTTGTTTCACAAATTTTACTCTTGAGGCTAAGACCCATTTTTATGTATGATGCTGATTACATGGAAAATGCGACAGTCGATTTAGATGATAATGATGATTACGAACCATCCATGTATCATGATCATATTGCATTTTCACAAAAAAACAAGGATTCTATTGTAAAATTATTGAAACCAATCAACGTTATTGCAGTTATTCCAGACGGTGATGATTCCGTATTAGATTCGGATTATTTTAGCAATCAACTAAATATTATATCTAATCCCATTGAAACAACCAAATGCCGTCGTGATAAATATGATATGCAGGAACAAATCAAGAAATTCGGGTTAACCAGTATCCAACAGAAAAAATGCAAGAAAATTTCCGATATCCTAGAATTCGTATCAAATCATCCCAATATTCGATATGTTATCAAGCCCGATCGTGGTGCCGCTACAGAAACTACGTATTTGTGTAATAACAGCGAAATGTTGGTCGAAAAATTCAATATTATCATGAAAAGTGATCGTAATCAAGCCGATTTGAATGATAAATGTTGTCTAGTACAAGAGTATCTAGATGGAGAGGAATGGATTGTTAACACAGCTTCTAGACATGGATCACACAAAATAATCAACGTTATGAAATACAACAAATCGTCCGTAAATGGATTGGATTTTACTTATTTAGAGACCGTCTTGATTGAACCGAAAGAGGTTCCGAATGAATTGCTTATTTATTCGACCAATGTTCTGAATGCATTGCAAATCGAAAATGGCGCTGCACACTCTGAAATTAAAATGTCGTCCAAGGGACCCTGTTTGATTGAAGTGGGATCAAGAGTAGGCGGCGGACAAAATCGCGAATATTTACTAGAGTGTATTCGTCCTACTTCGAAAGGATTGAAATACAATCAATCTATTGCTACTGTGTATGCATATTGTAATCAAAGTTTGTTTGATACGATTCCTGATCAATATACGTTAAATAAAGTAGGTGCCACCGTATTTTGTTCTTGTCCTTATGACAATATATTGTGGAAGGATGTATATTTTAAAGATCTATTGAATCGATTGTCCAAGATAGTTATTGTAAAAGACATTACTAATTCGTACAAAGAAGATGAATTGGTTAAAAAAACCGTTGATTTTTACACGGATTTGATCGATTTCGATATTATTTCAGAGGACGAAGAAAATTTGGAAAAGGCAATTCACGAGATCCGAGTCTGGGAAGAAAATATAGAAAACATTGCAAAAGAATACGACGGCATTTCTAATCCGGCGATTTATTTTATGAAAAAGAATATTATCTATTTTTTATTTGTGGGGTTTGTATTCCTATTTGTCGTCTTCCGATTTTACGGGGTAAAAATGGGATCATTCAAGAAATGGATAACGCCTTATCGTAAACACAGGATGTTTTGGTTGTTTGCATTGATTTTAGTGGTAATATTATGTTTCTATGTTGGTAGATTTTTGTATAAACAACTATATGATACGTCATCACCTTTTACTATTGCTATACATGATAAATCAAGTGATTGTTTGCACTGTTGATTTGATGAGGTACAACACTAGATATGGAAATATATTTAGAGAATGTTGTGTTATTCTATATATATTTTATTGTCATATGAACAGTATCAATGTTATTGTTATCGCGAATTGTTCCCCGTCAAAAAAATACGCCGAATCCGATTATCCTAATGTTATCCTATCCCTCGGATTAAAACCCATTTTCATGTATGATGTAGATTATTCGGATAATGATAGTGTAGATCTTACTGAAAAACTGTCTCTTTACCAAGAAGTAGTGAAATATTCTAGCAAAGATAGCAAGCATCCAACGAGCATATTAGACCAGTTGAAAGACATGGATCTAGTTGCGATCATTCCTTATACAGAAGATGATGTTATGGACGCCGAGTTTTTTAGCGATTCTCTGGGGCTAGTATCAAATCTTGGATCTACATCCATATGTAGACGCGATAAATATGAAATGCAATCCCGAATAAAACAACACGGTTTAACTAGTATTCAACAATATACATGTGCTAGTGTCCAAGATATTTGTGATTTTGTAAAGAAATGTCCAGCTTCAAAATACGTTATCAAGCCTAGCAATGGTGCAGCATCTGAAGATGTTTATTTATGCACTACTTTACACGAACTGGAGACCAAATTTCATCAAATGATAAACAAAAGGAACAACTGCGATTTGATCAACGAAACATGTTTAGTCCAAGAATACATAGACGGCAAAGATTGGATTGTGAATACGGTTTCACGAAATGGTGTTCATAAAATAGTCAATGTTATGCGATCTTATAAATCGAAGATTAATGGTCGCGATTTCATGTATTTAGAAACACGATTAATGGATCCCGTGGAAGTGCCTGTCGAACTCTGCATCTATGCATTGAATGTGTTGAATGCACTTGATTTTCGATGCGGAGCTGGACACGCCGAGATTAAAATGTCTTCGAACGGACCCTGTTTAATCGAAATCGGTGCAAGAGTCGGTGGAGCGCAAAATGAGGCCGCATTATCTCAATGCATACAATATGGGTATACTCCTATAAAAACCGCGATATATTCCTATTGTAGCCAATCCGAGTTTAACAAAATCCCTTTGATATATTCTATGACGCAGGAAAAATACCAGTGTATTACGATAAATAATGTTCACCGCGCATTTATTTGGAAAACCAAATATTTGACTCATTTACTTGAGATGTTGGGTTCGATCGTACATGTCCACAAAATAAATTGTACATATAAGGATGGAGAGTTGGCTAGTAAAACACAGGATTTGTTGACTACTATAGGTCGTATTTTTATAACATCGGAATCTAGTTATTCTTTGCAGACATCGTTGTGTTTGGTAAAAGAATGGGAAATCAATTTGGGAAATTGTATCATTTGATCTCATAGACTAAAATAACATCATATTGTAATTGGAATAGAATACGATGTTCGACTTTTTGCACGTACCGAAACGATATATACCATCGATTTTAACGAAAACAGATACGAAAAAACAACGATCCTATTTGAGAAAATCTAGGCGAATGTATAAACGGGGCGTCTATTATGCTCGACCCAAAGTAGCATCCTTCAAATCGAAGAAATCCCGGCATCTAGAACACGCGCGTAAAATGTATGGTCTGAAGGATACCGATCCCATTGCAGCAACCCCGCTACTTGCGAGAAAAACCCAATGTTCGAGGAGCGCTTTGTCCAAGATCCTGTCAAAAGGTCGCGGGGCGTATTTTTCGTCGGGTTCGCGTCCGAATCAAACCGCGGAATCTTGGGCAATCGCCCGTTTAGCGAGTTCTTTGACCGGTGGAAATGCCGCCACCGTGGATTACACGATCTTGGAAAAAGGGTGTAGTCCTGGAAGCAAAGCCCTCAGACTTGCGCGCAAAACATGCAGAAAGATGGGCAAATGTGGTCTCAAATAATTCTTATTATATAGTAATAATATATATAATGAAAAAAAAAAAGTTTGAAAGTAGGTTGTCTCTAATAACAGAAGGAGAAGAAGGAGAAGAAGAAAAAGAAGAAGAGGAAGAGGAAGGTATCATTTCACACTTTAAAGAATCTAAATCTACTCATGTAGACGTAAGGTCTTATTTTTCGTCAAAAAATAATAACCATAATTCGTATTCATTTAATTCTCCGTTATCAATTGATCAAATCGCCTTTGGTGCATTATTATTGCGATACACGAAAAATAAACGTTATAATGACGCTAATATGATACATTTAATTTTGATATATGATCTAATAAAAAATGGTAGATCAAATGAATTAGCATTTTTGTTAGAAAACTACACGAATAACCTAATTAGAGATATATTATCCACTATATTCAAAACAAATATAGAAGGTAGTGATACTAGATATGTTAGTAGTGATAATGTAGGTGAATATTGTTCATATCTTACATTATTAGATTTGGCGTGTTATTATGGAAATGCATCTGTGGTTGAAGAATTATTATCACATATAGATCCCAGAAAAAAAGCTCTTTATATTCTCGGTTATACTAAAGAAAACGTACCTAAACCAGCATTCACTTTCGTGAATAATTCAAAAAAAACCTCATTTGGCTATACTTGTTTGGGAAACGACAATAAACACATGTTGAATAATTTTGTAGAGCAAATCACTAGTTCACGTGATTCCAAAGGAAATCCAACGAAACGATTTGGTCGAGCAAAAAAACGTGATTTTTATCTTGATTATCAAAATCATATGAATGATGAAAACAATGAGGAGGATGAAGGTTTTTTTTCAAAAGTGCTAGGTATTCTTTTTCATACTTCAAAATTCTTTTTAAAAAATTTAGCTAGAACACTTGGAAATATAGGCGATGCAGCTTTATCAGACATTTATCGTAAATGGGAACGACAGAGAAATATGAAAAAACTTGATAGATATAGATATTGGAGACCCAGACAGGATATTATTACTTTATTATTGGAATCATGTGTATATGTTGAAGGTAAAAAAAAGGAAGAGGCTAAGGTAAAAGAAGATGATGATGGTGATGATGGTGATGATGGTGATGGTGATGGTGATGGTGATGAAAAAGAAGAAGGTGATACTCTCATTGGCGTTGATGTTGGTCCGGATGGTGATGATGATGATGGTCATGATGACGATGATTCAATAATAGTAGATGCAGATGGTTCAATAGTGAAGAATAAAAAAGGTTTAGAACTGTTAAGAATGTGGAACATTTTAATTGATGAAATACGGGAAATAGTTAAAACAAAAAATAAAGATTTTATAATTGAGATTAAACGTACATTAAATAATAATCCTAGTGCAAATCATTTTAGTAAATATTTATACAAAGAAGACAAAACATTGTATGATGATATACAAAAATATGAATATATCATTGGTAAAACCATTGGTAAAACGAAACGATTTTTAGGTGATGTTCGACGCAGTTTTTTTGGACGTGGCGGTAAACGAACGAAAAAAAAACGACATACAAGAAAATTGAGTTTGCCAAACTAGATAAAGAGGAAATCATACATAGTTCTAGCTAGTTTTATCAGAAACAACACCACCTCCCCCATAATAAAAATGGCATCACTCGTCGAAGCACTCGATCAACATACTAACATGGTATTGGGCGAAAATGCCCATCCCGAATTGGATTGGTCTAATGGGATCCAAGAGCGTATCCCGCAATTCTATTTTCAATGTGTGCGTTGTCCTAGCGAATCGGATCTTGCCGATCTTGCGGCTACCCTGGATGATATGTTGGCGCGGCTTTCCGTAAAGCGCGATACAGAACAAGAAGAGGCGGTGCGCAAGGCTCATTTGGTAAAGCTTTTCAAGCTCATTGCACAGACTCGTGATGTGGAGGGCGGAAAGGGGGAATATACTTTGGCTTATATGATGGTGTGGACATGGTACAAGTATTTTCCCGAGATGGGACAGTTCGCACTCCGATGTTTTGTTATTTCGGATGCTGATCCTGCAAAGCCTCCCTATGGATCATGGAAGGATATCAAGTACATGTGCAAGTATATTTTGCAACACTCGGATGCTGGATTGCAACACCCTCTTTTGCAATATGCATTGACCCTTATCAATGAGCAACTTCGCACTGATCATGATGTATACGCATTTACCTTGCAACAAGCGGTTGATTCTGGGGTAGCCGTCCCACAACTCTCTCTTGCTGCAAAGTGGGTTCCTCGCGAGAGTTCGAACAAGTTCGGACGTTTGTATGAATCTTTGGCTACCAGCTATTTCAAGGAGTACATGGTTAGTGCAAAAACTCCTGAATCCAAGGAGCGCGCGATCAACAAGTGCAAGGCGCAGTATCGTGTTCTTATAACTACACTAAACCGTCATTTGGACACGGTTCAGATCAAGCAAGCTGGGGGCAATTGGGCTGCGATCAATCATGCGAAAACAACATCAATAACCATGCAGCGCCAACGCAAGGCATTCTTGAATATGAATGGGACTAAGGCTGAACAACAGGCTCTTGCGAAAGCTCGAGCACAAGCAGAAAACGGTGAAGCATGGGGAACAGCGAACTGGGAAGGCGGTGCTACCCTATCCGAGAAGGAAAAAGACCGCGAACAGTGTGCCACGAATCTGCGCCAGCATCTAGAAACTCTCAAGACCCAAGGAAAGGAAGTCAAAGGAAAAAAAGTAGGTCTAGACAAGTTCGCAGAAGATGCACGGACGTTAGTTTTGAGAACCCAGGATGAGGAGTCCAAGGAAGAACGAGCCATCCTAGATTCTCAATGGCGCGATAATTCGTCCATGAATGGAGCTTTAGGTAATTTCATTGCCATGTGCGATACCTCGGGATCTATGTCCGGCGATCCAATCAATGCCGCGATCGGTCTCTCTTGTCGAGTAGCCGAAAAGTCCAAGTTGGGTAAGCGCGTTATGACCTTCTCAGCAGAACCCAAGTGGATTGACCTGCATCATTGCACCACATTTACAGAAATGGTGGCGGCGATTTATCAATCGAGTTTCTCGGCGGGATTCAACACGGATTTCTACAAAGCTTTGGACATGATCTTGACAGTTATTGAGCAAAACTCTATTCCTGTCTCTGAATGCGAGAACATGGTATTGGCGATCTTTTCCGATATGCAAATGGATTCCAATTTAGCCATGATGAATGGACATCCCGCGATTTATACCACGAATCATGAATCTGGCGTCTCCGTCGATGCAATGCACGCAGCGCGATCAAATTGGAAGACCTTGTACGAGACCATTGAACAAAAATACAGCGATGTGGGAATGCGTCTCTACGGAACACCCATGAAACCACCGCATATCTTGTTTTGGAACTTGCGCAAGACTTCGGGGTTTCCATCCCTGTCCACCCAAGAAAATACGTCCATGATGTCTGGGTTCGATGCGGGGGTCTTGAATTTGTTTTGCGATCAAGGACTCGATGCCTTGCGCGGATTAACTGGTGCAAAGATGTTGGATCGAATTTTGAGTGCAGGTCGATATGATATTATGGAACAAGCGATTGTCAAATATTTAGGATAGAATATCGTTGGATAATATAGTAGATTGTCTATATGGTATATCGACACAGAAAGACTCTTCGAAAGAAGGGGAAGCGCGAATATACAAAAATATCTTGACAAGAAAATAGGATAGATAAAGGTATTATTTAGGATAATATCTGCGTAGTATATATAGTTTTTTTGAACGATATGTACAACAGATCCAAGCGATCAAATATGAAGCGAAACAATTTGACAAAAAGACGTCGTACTTCGAATGCTAGAAAAATGTTGGGAGGTGGTAAAGAACATAGCTCATATTCACGGTCTCGATCAGCGTATAAATCTAGTAGTAGTTTTTCAAAACCTGGTCCCTCGACGCGTTTCGACTTCAGATCGTTTGTACCCAAGGATGAGGTTAAACGTCATCTCAAAGGTTTTAAACCCCTCAAAGGTTTTAAACCCCTTCCGGGTATAGATGAAGAATCGCCTATATCTAAAAGACAAATTATGACTTTTGGACCTGATCTTTTATCATCACCAGAAGTAAATTTACTAAAATTATCAGAAAATATTACAGATTTGAATATTTCGTCTGAAGATCATGGAAAACATCCCAAAAATTATTGGATAACTTTATTCGAAAGACGTAGAGATGAAGAATCATTTATACATGAATGTAGAATAGCACTTAATTCAATCGGTGTGAAATGCAAGACTAGATTAAAAGATATTAACGAAACTATAAACAGCTATGAAAAAGATGAATATGGAAAAAAACGGGTACCGACACCAGAAGAACGTGAAAAAATTACACAATTAACCCGCGAAAGACGCACAATTAGCCAATTATATCATGACACATACCAAAGATTTGGTAGAGTTCAGCAACCAGCTCTTGGAACGATTCTCCGTTTTGTAAAAAAAAAAGAAGAATAAACCTAGTTCCCCAAAATAAAAGAAAAACTATTTCCAAAAAATCCGATATAAAACCAAAGTGCGTTTGTTTTTATATAAAAGGTCGTATCGTTAACCAAAATGAACGAAGCCAACAATGTTATGACGATAAAAACCGTCCAGATCCAGCCCATCCGTAATATGATCACCGCAATCAAGGATATCTTGACGGACGCGACCATAACCTATACTAAATCCGGACTCAAAATTATCAATTTCGACAAAACACACACCATCTTGGTCAATGTTATCCTCCATGCGCACAAGTTCGAACAATACGTATGTCATCCAGACAAGATCATTGTGTGTGCAAACACCCTCCATTTGTTCAAGGTTATCTCCACGATGTCGAACGACGATACACTCTCCATGTACATCGAGAATTCGGATTATCACGACGGAATTGTCTCGCATCTCGGTCTCCAATATGATAATGGAGGTATCAAACAATGCTATAGTCAAAAGTTGCGCTTGATCGAGCCCGATACAGAGGAACTCGTCGTACCCGATGTGGAGTATTCCACGGTTATCAATTTGCCTACGGCGGATTTCCAAAAGATCATCCGCGATTTGAATGGTATCTCCGATCGCATTGAGATCAAATCCGTCGGAAACGAGCTCATTTTTTCATGCGAGGGCAATTTCGCCAGTTCGCGTATTTTCCGTTCCGAATCCGATGGATATATGGAGTTTATCCAAAAACCCGATGCCGCGGTCGTTATCCAAGGCGAGTTTTCCTTGAAATCCTTGTCGCATTTTATCAAGTGCACACCCTTGTGTAGCCACTTGGAAATGTATTTAGGTAATGATCTGCCCCTCATTGTAAAATACGACGTTGCCAGTTTAGGCGAAATCAAATTATGTTTAGCCCCCCTGCCCCCCGCATAAAAAACCAAAATATAATACTTATACTATAGTATTATATTCTAGACATATTCAATCAATCTCCACCTCATGAGTTTACCACAGATTCTAGCACTTTCCTCCGTTGAAATCGTCGGCGATTTTGCATTAAAGAAATTCGCAAATGAAGGCGGATTCACGGCTCTTGGTATAGGTATTCTAGGATATATTGGTGTAGTATCCTTATTGGTGATTTCGCTACAGGATTCCACGGTTTTACTAGTAAACAATGCATGGGATGGGACAAGCACTATCATGGAAAGCATCGCCGCATATGTATTTTTAGGGGAACGGTTAGAATCTTGGACACAATATCTGGGAATCGTATTTATTATAGCCGGCCTATTTTTATTGAAAATACCTTGGTCAAAATCCCATCCCTTCCATATCCCATCCCTATTTACGCGAGAATAATCAAAATTCGGGGGCATGCTTCTTGAACAGACACCCCTGCTTGGACAGGTTCGGAATAGGAATCAAAATATTGGGATCCTGTACTAAACAATTCTTGATCCACACCTTGACGATACAGAAATTCTTTTTAGGAGAGATCGTTATACCATTGAAATATTCCGAATATTTCGTATCATTCGACAAGGTCTCGCCACACAAGGCGTAAAACAGCGTTTTCCACACTGAATGCACCTGTTTATTCGCTACTTTGAATGAGAAGCAGCCCCCATTGCGATTTTCGGGATCCTCCCACATGGGGGTTATTCCCGACCGCATAACGAAGAGCATGCAATGTTTCACCACATTTTCCGAGACGATCTCGTTCAATGCAATCAACTTCTCCACAGAATCGATATTCTCCATAATGGGTTTATAACTAGACAGATCCCAAGATTTATCGTTTGGTAAATGGTAATACAAATTCCATTTACCATGCAAATCGTGTTGTTGGGTTGGAATACTCAATGTATCCATTGTTGATATCCCGTAGTATATAGTATCCGCAAAACTTTATATAGTTGTACAATATCAATCATATTAGCCTCCCTATCATCCTTGTGATCAATTTTTAGTATTATCGCCCTCTATTGGATAGGTAGCCTATGTATTTACGATTTCACCAATAATACAATCGTCGCAATCCAACTGCAGATATTGATTCCATTTTAATGTATATTGCTCGATGGTTGCGTCCATAATTCGAATCGTATAGTTATCATCAAACACATAAGACTCCGACTGATACTCCAGACAACGTCGGACGAAAACGAGCGACAGCAGTTGGTTCCCAATCAACATCATTGATCTCGGTATATTCAGTGTAATGGTGTGTTTCATCAAGGGATGGCAATATTCGACGGACAAAATATGATAACTCGATTCCGTCGTGGGAATATTATGTACAGATTCGCTATTTTTCACAAACGGTTTGGCGTTGACTGGTGGACACAATCGGACAATATACTTGTCCACTGATTCATCGTCATGATTCTCCGTATGTTTGATCTTCATCACGCATATTGAATTGATTATATTTGTATTCTCGTCAGATTGCTGCATTTTGTCGTTAAACCGGAGTTTTGCGTGTTCTCCGATTGTGGATGCAATATGCATTGGACCCTCCAATAAGTTTTCATAGGATTCTACATAATATTGACGGGTTGTAAAAGGGTCAAATAATACAGCCGGGTCCAATAGACGCGTTCCAACAAACGATCCGCCTTGCAGTTCTTGGACATAAGGCATTTTTGAATGATCCAATCGCGGTGCATTGATTAACGTACAGACGCTTAGCCAAGCGTCGGTAGTGGGTTCGCATCTCTTGCGTGTTATCTGGATTTGCCCATAGACCCATATGATCGAATCATATGATATTCTGATTATTTCATTTTCGCGATAGATTTGTTGACATAATCGCCATCCCATCACACATGCTGTACTATAATACCAGAGTCCGTTCATCGCAGCGCGTTGGACCATCTCATTTTCGCCGATTTCCACCACTTTAGATTGAAGATAGGTAAAGACATTGACTGCAAACATGGATACACCAGTTATCGCAAGTTGAAAATGCTCGATCCACTCAACCATCTTGTTCGAATTATATCCTTGACAGAACCTGTATATAAACATCCAGTATATGGATGATACCACTGGAAATTTCTATATCTTTTTCTAATATCTATTCCCTTAATAATTATATTTATTTAGTATATATAGTTAGTAGCAAATGACCATTCGTGTATATTATACAGTATTACTATTTCTAGTTTTATTCTTTATATTCATCATCCTATCGAATACAACACTATTATATTTTTATACTAATTCGAACATAAAAGAAGGATATACCGATACTACTAGTTCAGTACCAAAAGTTATCTACATTTCTCATAAAAATTTGGATGATATACAACAATCGAAGGATGTCTGGAGTAAATTAAATCCGGAGTATGAAATCAAATTATATGATAATGAAATGTGCGAAGCATTTTTATTAGAGGAATATGGTCTACTTCACCGCGATATTTTCCGATTTATTCCCGATGGCCCAATCAAGTGTGATTTTTGGAGAGTATGTATTATTAATAAATATGGAGGTTTGTATGTTGATGCAGATATCGAACCTTTAGTTCCTTTGCACGATTATATAGACGACCAAGATGATTTTGTTTCTTGTGTTTCAATGCATTTTACTGGCGACGGAAATCAATGGGCTCTAAATCCTCATATTATTTATTCATATAAAAATCAACCTATATTACAAGATTGCATTGATACATACGTAGAATATTACAAAATAAAACGGGAATATGATTATTGGGATTGGAGTATTTGTAAAATCATGAAATTTCCCGAACTAACAAAAAAGAAATCACAAATAATCAATGTCAATGGAAAAACTTGCAAATTTCTATTAGAAATAGATGAAAATAATTGTGAATATAATGGTGTAGTTGTTTTACACAATCGTTTCGAAAATTACAAAAATCATCAATTTGTTAATGCTTGATTTCAACCATCCGATCCATCCAAAATAATATAGTATTATAATATAGTCCACTTATTATAATACTAACCAACTATCGAATAATTTATCGTCTTATCTCATGACTCATATAGAATATATCATTCTATTGTGTCTTCTATTTTTTTTCCTAGGATGTATTGTTGTTTCAATGATGTCTACACTTATTCCTACAAAAGAGGGGTTTGAAGAATCTGAAACTCCAGATTATTATGTTTCGACCTTGTGCATTGGAGAACGATTTGAACCAGTGCGACCCCATTGGGAAAAACGTGTCCAAGAAACCACACAAAATGCGGCGATTGTAGTATATGACGAAACTAATGTAGATCAACTCCCAATCTCGCGCGATGATTATGCCTGGTGGGATGTCTTACGTATGAAGAAAAACATCGAATTGTTGCAAACTAACGAAGTACCGGTGGTTCATTGCGATCTGGACTTGATCTTGGTAAAAGATATTACACCTATTATTCAACTCCCTTATGATATGATAGTTTCTATGGAGCATTACGGCGAAGACGCCTTTCCCAAAGAATGTAGCCAAAAATTGGGATTTGGTCTATGTACGGGGTTCTATGTATTGAAACCGACCTGTCTCGAATTTATCGAGGGAATTTATTCCAACATGTTGTCCAAGAAATATGGCAGTCATAGTGATCAAGTATGTCTCATGAATCATATCACAAAATCCAAACATTATACGGTACACAACGAAGTTATTATACTAGAGGGTGTTTCGTTTACTAATAAAATCATCGTGGTGGATGGTATTACTATTTGTGTCTTGGACTTTGATTTGATAACCCGCGATCCAGTTCGGCAAAACAATCAATACGGAAATCATATACACATTCCAAATGCGGGGTCTACCGAAGAATTTATACGATTCTTTTACGAAGACATCGAAAATTTGCCAGACATAACTGCATATTATTAACCTATTTTTATGTCAACATCGAGGATGGATAAAATTGAGGTAGTCTATGATTTCGGCGTATCATCCCAAACTAACTAACTTATACAGATCAAACCATGAGCTTCTGCAACATCTGTTTCGAGCCCATGGGTCCTACAAACCAAACCATTACTCCATGTGGTCATACATTCTGTTTCACTTGTATTATAGAGGCATACAAGCGAAAAACTACGTGTCCCTGTTGTCGAACGTCATTTCATACAGAGAATAACCCAGACAACCCAGACAACCAAGATGAAGTCGACGAATCCTCGGATTCAGGTTCATCGCTAACGTCTGGTCGTTATGGAAGGGTCGACGCCGACGACTGCTACCATTTCCCCGCAAAAATAGAAACCATAGAGGATCTAGTTCTTGTATTGCGACGCGTCGGTGTCTTCAATGAAGAGATGTATCTATACGCCATCATGAATATGCAAGACCCCCATTACGATTTTACCAGCTCTCTATGTACTCCAGATCCAGATATAGACGAAAATGAATTGGCTGCAACCGGGAGAGATCAAATAGAAACCGCCATATCCATTTTCAAGCGAACCCAACTACTTTCACGTTATCTTACGGATTTTGCAACGGCGCGTTCCGTAGCCTTGTCTACCTCCACCTGTTGAATAACCTGTTTCATAATGCGTTTCTCATCTCCTTCAATATCATTCCCAATAGCCTTCCTCATAATGTCCAAGCTTTCGTCTTTTAATTCCCGGGTTGTGCGAACCGGGTTTTGTTCGTGCCATACATTCGATTGTACCAACACCTTATGCGAGACAATATTCGCCAGTTTTTTTATTCGCGGGAGTTCCGCTTGTTCTTTCTCCCATTCATCATTTTCGCGAATGTATACTGTTTCGCGTTTTGCGTCCAAGCAATGAATCGGACGACGATACACTCCCAATCTTTCCAACATATCACTGATGATTTTGGTGTTTCCATCCACATGTCCGTGTTTTACTACCGTCTTCAAATCGTTCTGGTCCAAGACAATGGAATTGATAAAATCCGTGAAATTGATCGCATCTTTGCACTTTTCGTTCAAAAAGAAGGATACATTGAAATGATTGTTTTGTGTATTGTGGTGGTTCACTGTTCGGGCTACAGTGTCATTAGTATCCTTGACAATTTTCACCAATTCTTGGTTGGTCTTGATGATCTCACTGATGCCCAGCTGTTTGTGCACTTCGGCAACAATCTTGGCAATCAACTCGGGAGGTACTGTGGAATTTTCTATCAGACCGACAACCGTAGTATCCGATTCTGGTTCGACGGACTCTTCGGACAAAACCTCACCAAAAAAACTACACTTTTGCTTGTGTTTCCATAATCCTGTCCGTGTTTGGTATATTCTGCGACATTTATCACACGACAACTCGACAACTGGTGCGGCGCTTTCTGGAGTTCCATTTGCTACACGTTCGGTTTCCACAAAATGTTTACGAGTGGCCAAATGGCGCTCCCAATCCGAGTTTTTACTGCATCTAAACCGGCAACACTCGCAAAACAAATGACCGGCGCGTTTTGGTGTTTTTTTTGATTCCATTTTCCCTATATTATGGAAACATAAAAAACGCCTAAATAGAACGGGGGTTATTTGTCGGATAATTCGGTCAAAAACAAATAAAATGCCTAAATATATTCCTTGAGAAAATAATTGGGCGTGCGACAACGTTTTAAAATCGGCATATTTTGGATGATTTTTTCTGTAGTGTCTCGAACGACGCTTTGCGCAAAATATGGGCGTAAAATTCGGTTTCCATTTTCCGAAGTTTGTTTCCATTTTTATTATGCTAAGAACAATGTCGATCAATCCATAAAACCCCCTTCCATAAATGCTTTCCATGTAGTTCATGGAAAATAGAGGGTGTAAAATGCGTTTTTCTGTTTCCAAAATGGCCCCGTTCGGTGGAAACTCGGAAAACGCCGACGAATAAAATCCCGAAAATTTATGCAGCCAACCGATGAATCAAAATTTTAGTATCCACAGCATCATGCTAAGACCGCTATAGAAAACTACCCCTTTTTGAAATTCTTTTCCAGAAATAGAAATCTGGACATTTTAAAATGTCCAAAATTAAAAATCACCAACTCTTTTTTCCAAAAAACTATACAAGGATTTCCCTCTATCTTTCCTATATTCCGCGGAATTCGGGAAAGATGGACCCTATTGCGTTTAAATTTAGGCATTTCCGATCTTTCCTATATTCCGCGGAATTCGGGAAAGATGGGACCCCCCCTCGGCGGTAAAAGTACCCAGAATATTGTGTAGAATACTGTATAGTAGTCTCCAGATAGTTTGGTTCTTGGACAATGGATACTTTGGATTTAGACATACAAAACTATTCGGTCCAAGATCTGGAGGTGTTTTTCAAGGTTAGCGATATACCCAATTACAAAGCAGCCGATTTAGAACTCAACGAATATGAAATCCGGCAGCAACTGTTGTCTTCCGGGGAGGTAGATCGCCGGTTTAAAACGAATCTAATTGAGTTTTTAACGCTGGCAAAACAGAGATTGGTCGATATTCGATGGCCCACCGGAAAACCGGCGCCCACCGGAATTCCCAAGGATTGGAGGTTGGATCCACTCGACGTACCAAGATCCGCACAGATACCGCCCAGAACTACGGAGCTTGTACAACGGGATGGAATCCAATTTATGTATACCAATCCAAGTGAGTATTATCCCGGTGATCTGAATCCATTGAATACCCGCGTTATAACAAAGTGTCTGAATATAGATACCAGGTTTCGCGAGAATTTGTATTCCACTCAGAGTTCGGATTTCATGATCCAGATGCCCGAAAAATTCAACAAGGTGGTATCAATGGAATTGAGTGCCATTGAATTGCCCGCACCCTTTTACACCATTTCCTCCCATTATGGCAATCATTTCTTGAATATACAGGTGTCGACGGATCTCTCTGGATCGGCACCCATAGTAAAACAATGTTTTGTATTGCCAGATGGATTCTATAGTGCTACAGATATAGTCTCCGCATTGAATTCCGCATTTTGTCCAAGAAATCCAGATAATTCTATCCAAAATCCAAACAGCATATTTTCGTATATCCAATGCAGTTTAGGAGCTACCTCCAATAAATTAACTATAGCGCCATATGGTGTCAATGCGGCTCGCGTCAAATCCATCACCTTGGACTTTACGTTGAATGCGCAGGGGTTTAGTGATACAACTAGTATCTTGGCGTCCAAGATGGGATGGACATTGGGGTTTATCCACCCACTCTATAGTGGATCCACCAGTTATGTAGCAGATACGATTATCAATCTACAAACGATCAAATATATCTATTTGGCAATAGAGGACTTTTTCAATAACTCGAATCACTCTTTCGTAAATATGTTTCAACAATATTTGGCGAATCCCAGTATTTTGGCACGCATTTCCATGCCTCCTCCCACTGCAACGAATGAAGTCCCTGTAATTGTTAGCGAACCCCGAAAGTATTTCGGTCCTGTGGACATCCAACGAATCAGGATACGTTTGTTCGATGAATATGGTCGTACCCTGTATATGAATTCGGCGGATTATTCCTTTTGTCTATCATTAAAGATGATGTATGATCTATAGGATAACTATAGTTGAAATGTAAAACTATGGTTATCGATGTTCTTATCCCTCGATGATTTATCCATCGATGATTTATCGACTTAATAGTCGTCGAGTTAAATTTCGTATAGATGCCCGACGTTTTATAGTATTTACTCCCTTTAAATTCGGTTCATCGCCCTCCAAGGATGCGGATGGCATTACCGACTTTTTAAAGGTCATTTTGTCTATAATCTGTCTGGCCGGTCTGGCCTTTGATGGTTTATTGTGATGATACGCGTGATTCTCAAAATGTACATTGAATTTGTGTAATAATCCGTGTTCGAAAAGAATATTCTCATATACCGTTAAACATTCTTTTATCTCAATACGCTTTCTAACGTCTCCCGCAATCATACGCAAAAAAAGATGTCTTAAATCGTGGTAAAAGTTCGAATTTAAGAGATGTTTGCATGCTTTCAACATATACAGATTCGTAAAACCGATACCATAGATGTCAAAGGTGTTTATCGTTTTCATGGTGTCCCATTTCTCAAACGAATCCGGCAAGGATCTCAACATATCAATGAAATCCTCTAATAATTCGCGCTTGCTTTGTAGATCCTCTTCGGTATTCGAAAAAATGTAGTAGAAGAAATCGTTTATTTTTTTGCCACATAATGACGACTTTTTCTCAATCTCGTGCAAGAATCGCGAATAATACTCCTCTTTTTGGGATTCGCTTTTTACAATAAAATAATTATAATGGAACTTGGACAAAAAAGGTGCCTCCAAGGGGTGCGAAAAATGACACCGAGTATTTCGGTATTCGTCCCGTTCAATATCGATCTTTGTCGATTTCAGGGTTTGCATAAGACCAAAATCAATGAAATTTAACCGTTTTTTCTTTTCATCATATACGATGTTTTGCGGTTTGAAATCACTATGAATCAAGTCATTGTCTAATAACATTTTTACGCCGCGTAATAATCGATGAGACTCTAGCCAAAACCGTTCAATCTTGGTTCGATTCTCTTGGTTATTTGGCCATTGAGATATGCTGATGCCATATTTACGTAAACTGAGACCACCATAATCCATCAATAATAGAGAGTAGTCTTTGATATTGTCTAGAATCTGAGGGGCATCAAAACACGTGCCTATGGCTAAAACGTTTTCGTTTGAAACGGCTACATCGCATTGTTCTGGATCTCCTAAATGATAACGTTTATTCGGATCGGCCTTTCCAATCAAATCATATTCCGTTTTTTCGATAGCTGCATTTTTCCGTTTCATAATCTTGGAGATTTTGTAAGGCACCTTTTGTTTGTATTTTTTATTGTTTGAACATGTTAGATTGGGAGCGTGAATGCAGCCATAGGAACCTTCACCGATTTTCCTTTGTGGCATATTGTTATAAAATAAATAATACTATTCTACCTACTATATTATAATAGTATTATTTTTCAGATGGGAATGGAATATCAATGATTTATATGTCTAGGGATACAATATTTTTGTCGGATTTCTGTCGTCGTCGATTCGATTTCTTGGGCATAGTATTGTTGTGCGCACTGTTCAATGACGTGATACTAACCATGGAATCATTTTCGTTGTCGGGGGGTGCTGTATCACGTGTCTTGAGACCGGATAAGAGACCATTCAAATCTTGTGGACCTTTCATCTCAGGACGGAGCCCGTGGCTCTGGCCAAGCCCCTCAGGACGGAGCCCGTGGCTCTGGCCAAGCCCCTCAGGACGGAACCCCTCAGGACGAGGCCCCTGCAACGTACTCGAATAATCGGGTGGCGGTGCCTGTCTAGCAGTACGCTCTTGCGATCGAACTTGTTCATACTGATTATTTAAATCAACACCGGATTCTTTGAACATGGAGCCACGTCCCATTGCGATATCCGGTCGAGATCCGGGGGGCTGTGTATATTGCATACCCGGTCTCGTAGGGGGCGGTTGATTTTTGGTTTCCATGGCGGGTGGGGGTGGACCAAACGAGGTATTGGCCTGTTCCTCGGGATGCAAGACACTATTAACAAACCCGAAGCCCGGACTCTGTTGATTCATGCTTTGTACTGTTGCGCTAGAAAACATCTTCATCAATTCAGGACTTTGACGTATAACATCATTGAAACCAGGTGTTGCAGTAGACAAAGCCTTGTTGGTAATATTGATAACGGCAGCACTGAACCCAAGACGCAACAAGATAGAGATTTCGGGCGAGAGTTTTCCGCCCTTGTATTTGTCGTGGAGTTCACTGAAAATCTCTTCATAACTGTCAATATCTTCGCTGATTTGCTCACCCCAACCATCCAGATTAAGACCGAAAGGATCGAAGACCGCATTTCCGTACTCGATGGAGTTGACAAATGTCATAAACCACCACCCCTGCAATTTGATGGAATCCTTCTTTCGCTTTTCATCCATGATGGTCTCGTATTCATCCTCTACCTCTTCATAAGGAGAATCCATATTCAAATGTGTATTCGATTTGGTGTGGCCTTTTTCGTACCATTCATCCATCTTTTTCAACATGGCGCGCTTCTTTCGTCTCTTTTCGCGATCGGTCAATCTGGGTGTGGAAGAAGTCGCCGAACCAGGGATATCGTTCATTTTTCCAAACCCATCCCACGTTTTTGCGGAGCCGCTCGTCTCCGCGGTAGCATGTCCCACCTTGGAATCATTTTCGGGATCTAAGTGGATGGTCTGGCTCGGTTCTGCGATACCTCCCCCGCTTCCGACCCCGCCCCCACCAAAGTTGAAGAGATTCGCTGCAAATCCTCCTAAAGTACGGGTTTCTCCCTGACTAGACTTTGGCTTCTCACCCGATAACTCGTCCAACTCATTCGCCAATCGATCCAAGTCTCCTAAATCCACACTCGTGCTTCCCGATCCCGATTTCACTTTGTCATTCATAAGAAGTTCAATACCGGGTCCGAAATTAACCGAGGGTTTAGTAGGCGGCGCACTTTCTTGTAGAGAAAAGGAGACGGGTTCTAAATCGGACAATCCAATATCTATGACTTCCATTTATCCTAAATCAACTTATGATATCTACACAAGATTTATTTTTAAGTTCTCCGCATAGATAATATATTTCGCATGTTTTAGATACCAAATACCTTGTAGGAAACAGTCCGCCAAATCGTCCTTTTTCTTGGGATCGGCGAGTGTCCAAGATCCCAGCCCGGGATTCGCAGCGAGCAATGATGTGCACACGCTAATGGCGTCGGTTTTGTGTTGTGTATAGATTTGCCGAAGAGTCATGTCCGCAGGTTCGACAGTATTTGCTAAAGGTTTCTGGACAAAATCCTTGAGTTTATTGGCCGATGATATGAATTCAATATGAGGACTCGGTGTCTGCATAATATAGTATTGCGCTAACATACCTTGGACTGTTTTCATTCGTCCAGCCAGGGGGGAGATTTGGTTCTCCATAATAACATGTGTAGCCCCTTCCATTTCGACTATGGATTGTAGGCGTGATTTGATGTTTCGGCCGATAGTGATTAAATCGGTTTCTTTTGCCGAAGTCGACTTCTTGGACACAATGGTGCGAAATACTCTTTCATTAAACCATTTGCATGCCGTGTCCAAGATAATGGGTTTAGTAGCCAATGGATCCAGTGGAATCGCGCGTTTTTTGCAAAGATCGGTCAATGCTTCCTTGGACAGTCGTTTCAATGCAACTGTGGAAATCTCTTTTTCGGGTAAAATATGCTGGTTGGGATCCTTTTCCACCCATTCTTTTGCGTGTTTCGCACAATAATAATGCCCGGCTTTTTCAAAGACCGCGGTGCGACCACACAGTTTGGGTTCCGCGTTCAGATTTGTTCCAGATTTCTTCTTTGGAGTCTTTAGTGGACATATACAGGTGTGTTTTGCAGATTCTGGGACTTCGTCCATCAGACTAACCACCTGCCAATCTTGGACAACCAAGTACGGATCCACCAAGAATACACAATAGGCCATGTTTCGTATTCCAATATCAAAACTGATGAGTTTCATCTGTAGAGGGTGTAATAGAATAACAAACGATTCGTTTATTTGTTATTTTATGTAGTATTATATTCTCTTATTCCTCCCCCCCCTCCCCTATCAACAATGTGCAGACAAATCTTTAATATGTTCCTAGAGAGTCATAGTTTCCACGGAACAATTGGTCTTGTGTCAAGGGTGGCGAAACCTTGCGGGAGTTTAATTGTTCACGCGATAAGTACATGTCCTTTAGATCACTATTCACATAGCCTTGGGGCATGGAACTGTCTAAATAGGATGAATATCGATAAGGAACATTGGAACCCCCATTGGAAGCATTCATTCCTTGACCCGGCGGAAGAAACCTCTCGAAATACCCCACATCATTGCATGCGGCCAAAAAGTTCTCTTTCAAAATGGCTTGGGAATTTTCGGTCAAATATTTGCGATATTCCCAATTTGTCTTGATTCCTTGACTCTTGATGAGATTGTTGTTTAACGCCGCTTCTGGTTGGAAAGATGCCACAATCGATCGCCCATCCTCCATAAATGGGGGGAACCCTGGGTATACGTTGTTGGCTGCATAACCGAGTTTCGAACGGGGGAGGGTTTCTTTAATAACGGGAAATGCACACGATATTGATTCTGATTGAGGATAGGAAAACATAGTAGTAGTATACTAATAATAGATATTATTATAATAGATATTATTATATTTTATTATGCTCTACTAGACAAGAGCTCGAGCAATTTGGGTTTTTTCATCTTGGACACATCCTTGGTCAATCCTTTTTCGACGACTAAATCTTTCAGTTGAGCTAGATTATATTTGCTGTAGTCCTCTTTTTTGTCTGTTTCTACTGCTACTGCAGCAGCATCTGAAGCATCACCTGAAGCATCACCTGAAGCAGCAGCTGCAACTTCTACCTTTGGAACACTAACCTCTTCGACAAAGGTTTCACTCGTAGTCTCTAGTTCAGAAAGTTCTTCCTGCAATGTCGATTCTACAAGTACTATTTCGTTTTCATTTTCGGTCGTTTCTATCTCTGTCGTTTCTAGTTCGATAACCTCGGTCTCTGTGTCTTCGCCTTCATCGTCTGATACTGCGATCTTGGTTTCATTGATCGATTCAATAAATTGTTTAGTGATATCCTGTGCATCATCTTCATCCTCTGCATCATCTTCATCGTCCTCGTCGTCTTCCTCGTCGTCCTCATCTTCTTCGTCCTCCTCCTCATCTTCGTCCTCCTCTTCGTCCTCTTCTTCTTCGTCGTGCTCATCATGTACCATCAAATGCTCTACGGGTAGAGTGTCAAGTGTAATATCTGTTTCATACGTTGAAGGGGTCAACACTATATTTTGTCTAAATGGTTGTTGAAAGGAGTCCGCCTTGTTTTCTACGACAGTATTTTGAGAATTCATATAAGATATAACCAATGTTTTGATAACACCCATCTCTTTTACCATATTATTGATGATGTCAAACATGTTATCGCTCTTTTGTTCCACAAAGACAAGACGCTGTTTAAAATGGTACACTAGCAATAGAATAAGCACAAATGTTATTCCTAAACTTATGAAAAAGAAGGTCTCCATATAATTAAAAACCGACATGGTATAATACTTATATGTAACGAATACATTATATTAGTTTTACGAACGAATATATCCTTGAATAAATATTTACAAGAAAGGCTACAAAGAAAATATATTCCTAATCTATAGTAGATTGTTGGGAATATGAGTCATAAAAATTATCAAAAAAAATCGCCCAAACGTATGGAAAAGGGTGGATCTCCAGAATCCTTGGACAACGGCTCTATACGATCGGCTGCACCTACAAATGAAATGACAACACCAGAAACAAATGCAGCAAGCACCCCATCACAAAACGAATTTTACGGACTATTTTCCGGTATTTGGAATAGCAAAAATTTCGCGATTATTCTACTTTTCATTTTGTTGGTTTTATCCTTTTTAGGAATAAACATATTGTTGATTCTAGGCGCCTTTTTTCAATGGCTTATTGGAGTGATTGGTCCATTTATATCGAAAATACTCAGTTATATTGGATATGCTATAGGGTCTATAATCAATAAAACCGCCGATTTAGTCTCCGGCACCGCCAAAACAACGATTGATATTGCAGACGGAACCGTACATTCTGTAGGAAATTTGTTGAGAAATGGAAGTAATGCGGATGTAGACGTTTCGTCGCGTATTCAACTAGACAATATATCATATGATTTATTACCAAGCACCACTAGCTTACCCACCTCCCCACCTCCCTCATTGAACGAATCTTGGTCGTTCAATTCTTTTTTCTCTAGTACTACATACAATAGTTTAGATGATGTATTGAATACGGATACACAGAGTCCAAGTTCTCTTCCGAGTCCCGACACTACGAATGCAGCTATTCAGGCGTCATTGACTGGAAACAAGCAAGGATGGTGTTTGACGGGTGAATATAATGGATCACGAGCCTGTGTAGAAGTAGGCGCACAGGACAAATGTATGTCGGGGCAGGTATATCCATCTGAAGCCAAGTGTTTGAATGTCAAACCACCTACCGTGTATATGAACGAAGAAAGTTCCGTAAAAGAGAGTAGTGAAGTGGTTGTACAAAATAATGGTGGTAATGTACTTCCAGTGCCTCCAGGGGTTCCTCCAAGACCCTTTATTCCAAATCCACCAGTATACAATGGTGTGCCTCCTTTTCCACCAAATACCATAGTTCCACCAATTCCTATTGCACCAAATCCAAATGTAATGCCGAATGGGTTTGCACCTGGACCCATCCCGGGCTTACCTAGACCTATGCCTGCTGGACCGATTCCGCCACCTCCTCCTCCACCACCACCACCACCTCCACCACTACATGGCCCTCCCATGCCTCCTCCACCTGGATCTCTTCCACTGCCACCAGTACCGGGTAGAATACCTACTATGGATGGACCACCTATTGTAGCAGGTCCACCAAACTACCTTACTATATCGACGACGTCGACATGATGAATCGAACAATCGTAATACGTAATACATAATAATATCAATATATGATAGTATGATATCAACCAGAGTACCAATATATGATACTATCATTATAGGAGCCGGTATTTCCGGATTGTATGCCGCATATAAGATACGACAAAGACACCCCCATGCGTCGGTCCTTATTTTAGAGAAGACACCTAGGGTTGGCGGTCGTGCAGGTACCGAAATGTTTCACGGCACGCGAATCGCAATAGGTGCTGGCGTCGGTAGAAAGAAAAAAGACTGCATTTTGCTAGATTTATTGAAAGAGTTGAAGGTAGAGTTTCACGAATTCCCCGCAAAAACGAGTTATACGAGCGGACTCCAAGAAGAATCCGCCATCTTGGCGAAACAGTTTCGTTATTTACAAGCCGCAAATCGCGAAAAGGCCGTATACGAAAAATACAAGGGATCGACTTTTGCCAAATTCGCAGAAGACTTATTAGGAGAAGAAGAGTACCGGGTGTTTTCACAATGCGCCGGATATACCGATTATGAAAGGGCAGACGTATCCGATGTATTAAAAGACTATGGATTCGATGATAACACGTCTCCATGGATAGGGTTTTCCGTGGATTGGAATGCAGTGATCGATTCTTTAGTAGAGTCGGTGGACCGGAAAAATATACGAACGAATCAAGAAGTGTCCAAGATGCTTCGTAGGAGAGATAACACGATTGAACTATACACAAAAGAACGCATCTCATATGTGTCTAATAGAGTGGTGATCGCATCGACCATAGATACTGTAAAGCATTTGTTGCCGTCCAAACACAATTTGTACAAGGAGATACACGGACAACCATTTTTGCGAATTTACGGGAAATTCACAAAACCATCGGCGGCGATCATGGCCCAATATGTTCCAACACAGACGGTTGTCCAAGGACCGATACACAAGATTATTCCCATGAATCCTAAAAACGGGGTCTTTATGGTGGTATATTCGGATAATGCGGGGGCAACCCTATTGAACAAATATCACGAAAATACTGCGAAAAATCGGAATATTTTGTGTAGATATCTGGAGCGCGCTTTAGGCATTCCTGGCAACACGTTAACCATGACGGATATGCGCGATTTTTATTGGAAAATTGGTACGCACTATTATGCACCTATGAATGGGCGCTATCGAAACCGCGCTGAATTTATTCGCCAAGCACAAATGCCGTTCCCCGACGTATTTGTGGTGGGGGAAATGATTAGTCGAGACCAAGGATGGGTGAGGGGATGCTTGGACAGTGTTGACAAAATTCTTCCGCGTATGTCTATGTATCCTTAATAACCAAATATTGTTTGTTGTTATAATAGAATAAACAATATATAATGGGAATACATAAGAATGGACGTATCATCGTCGACACCATCGGTTTCGCCGAGTTTTCGTTTTTTGTGGGGCGGATGTTGTACGTCGGTCTCTATATCGAAAGATGTGCTCGATCAAAATGTGCATACAATGGATGCCGATTCTTCTGCGAATATTTTCGAACCTAGAGAGGAGGATACATCGGGCGTCTCCGTAGATCAAATCGCGTTGCCTAAAGAGCCAACCGATCCAACCGAGTCAACCGATCCAACCAAATTCGACTGGGAAACCGGATATTTCAAGAGATTCGATTGGTTGAATGAGGATACAGAAAAATACATTGTTTCTGAAAATCTGTCAAAGTACGTTGATCACCTAGACTTGGATTTGATGGACGATACACCATCGCTATCTCAAGCAAAACCAAACTTCCTGTATTTTGTCTCGTTGGATAATGATAAAATGTTTCTGTACAATTGCCCCGAAAAACCCGAAAAGGAGGTACTCGAAGAGTGTGAAGCATTGTACGAATATGCACAAATAAATCGTCCTATTAAAATAGTGTTTTTCATACCAAATATTCAATACAAGGAAATCGACGAAAATGTGAAACTATTTATGCATCAATTTGGCATCGAGAACACAAGGGGGGGGTCTTACACGGATGTCGAACTTTTGGATGAAATCAAGATGTCGCTCATGGAAGAATTTGCCAATTATTAACCTATGAACAACCTATGAACCTAGAGTAAATGGTTGAAAAGGCGACCCATTTGGTGGATTTAATAAAGCACAGTTTATCGTGTTTTTATAATATGGATCTTTAGTGTCTGTCAAATTAACTACAGCGGAAAGTTGTACAGTAGAATCTACATTAGACGTTCCCGTAATTATACTACCAATCTTGTTATAGAGAGTATATTGCAGAGTGAATTTCAAAAGTAGATCATATACATCGCCCGGCTGGGTTTGCAAGAGTATGTTATTTACTACTAGATTGTTAATATATTGACATGCAGTAAAATCGCCGATCGATGAATTTGACACGTCTACTGACATGATTGTTTTTTTCATTTCGAGAGTATTTACCTGAGGGATGTTCCCGCCCAATATAACTGGCGATCCAAGAAACTGTGTTTCGTATTCAATGGAGACAATCTCGATAACTATTGTAGAAACTATCGCTTTTCCAGGAGAACTTATTATCTTACCTGCGATTTGAAGTGCTACCGGTGTTTGTAGTTGAAATATTGTAGTATACATATTTGGATCGACGATTGTTAGATTGCCCATGACAAAGAAACTATTATCAAGGGGCGACACAATATCAGAATATGGGTTCATAGATCCGAAATGTGCATTCGCTATCCATTGAGGTTGTTGTGTAGCAGAATTGGGAATGATTGGTAATTGATAATTTTGAACTGTTGCAAATTTGTACAGTGGAATAGAATCGTTTTCTAATAAATAGACAAGTGGACCCGGAACATCGCTGGAAGAGGTAGGCGTGGGTTGGATTCGTTTGGGACAAGAAATGAGATTACTGTAGCGTGTAGTTATTTTTCGATTCAAGGTCGACCATTTCTGTTTTTTTGTTAATGAATTAGCCAAAACACTATCACTATTTGTATGTTTCAAGATTTCCACTTTTCTCCGCATATTGAGCTGTTCTTGTGTATATTGCGGATAGGGCGAAACAGTTTCAATACGGTTTTTTCGTAAGGTAGATGTATTGTTAATGTATGTCTGACGATTTTGACAATATTTAAGAGATAGAATATTGAGTGATAGATCATTGAGAATATTGAGCATAATCAATACCGGTTTTGAGAGGAAGAATCCTGAATATCAAAATGTAGTATACATAGGATGAATACATTTTGATATAGTTTTATTCATAACTATTAACAATAACTATTAACAATAACTAATAATTCTTTGCGTACCATAAGTTGGACAAATAATAGGGGAATCCGGTTGCGTCGGAGGATGCTGCACTTGTAGAGGCGGATGTATTGCGTCCCCATACAACAATATTGTTGATTTCAAAGACACTTAGTGCTCGATTATAATATTGCAAATCCGCAATACTACCGTTGAATCCACCATTTTTGCATATGTTGACATCATTATAGTTTTGTTTAGGAACGTCCTGTAAAATGAGTCGCTGTACAACTACACCATTGATATAGACATCCATAACCTTGTTTTCCATACGTATAACACAGTGAAACCATTTTTTCAATGGAATATCGGGTACATTTAAAGTTTCTGAAGCATCAGATACGGCTACAGTATTCATAACAACACACAATTGACTTCCAGTATTGTCCAAATACAATCCGGGACCGTTGTTGACACTGGCGATACCGTTTGTATTATAATATCCGTCGCCTTTGTTGAAAATATTCTGATATTGTGGTGATGGATTGACTGTGTTGATATCATTTATATAGATCCATATGCACCAGGAAAATTCAATACCTGTAGTTTGATTATTGGACCGTAGAATCGAGATGGAAGACGTGTTTTTCGGATCTTGGCTAATCGTCAACTCATTGGCGGCATTCATGGTACCTTTTACTAGATAGGGATTGTTTGGTGGTTGAACAAAATATCCGATCAACATTATGCCTAAATTCACCAAGAATAAGAATCCGATGAGTACCAAGATTAGAAATGCGAACTTTGCTAAAATACTGTTCGATTCCAAGAATTCGGTGCTTGCATCAACGGCGCTTTTCGACGAAAATTCATTGAGTGTATCTTTTACAGAGCCGGCGGCATTGGATATCCCTTCTCCAGCCGAGTTTAATGCGTTGGAAATAGTTTGTCCAGCGGCGCTAACATTTTCGGTTATCGTTTCGGATAGTTTTGCTCCAGATGAGGTGGATGAAACAGATGCATCAGTGGAACTCATAATCTATTTTGTTATAGTATTGTATTCTCTTATCTAATATACTATACTATAATTATTTTTATCTCGATGATAATACCCTCCGTCCCCACCCCCCCTCCCGTCTTCACCTATCTATGTATCTAAAATACCTTGTAAGATGACTGTTGTACATTGTCCTTGCTAATTGAAACTGTCATTCCGTAAGAAGAGAAGAACCTGGAGACGGTACTTCCATTTCCGGCCAAATAGCTATCCCAAGCTTCTTGAGGACCGATGGGTCCTGCCCAGTTATTAAACCCTGCAATATAGGCGTCCCATCCAGATCCCAACAAAATGGGATCTGCGGTTGAAAGACCCGGTGCTACAGAAGGGGCCGGAAGTTTGGTGGAAGTGGTTAATTTACCGTCCAAATAACAGTCAACAATCGTGGTATCTACACTAACTATAACATAGACCCATTTTTGAATGGGGAAATTATCGGTTATCATGATAACAGTTGGACTAGTCGCACTAGTAGATGTAGGGGCCGCTGTAGTTGTAATATGACAATAAAGCGAAGGTTGATTCGCATCTAAATAGACAATAATGGATTCTCCTTGACGGTGAAAAATGATCTTGGTCGTCGTAGTATCCCATGTGTTAACGTAGACCCAAATGCCATATGCATATCTCGTTGACGTACCGCTATTCAGTGTAGTAATGGGTTGATTGTTTCCGGTTTTCAGACTGGCACTTGTTGCAATAACGGCGGATTTTTTGACAAAGTATACATAGAGAATGTAGATCAATGCAACGGCGATAAGAATCATAACAATTGTAGTTGTGTCCATTTTGAATACCCTTATATACAATTGAATTATATATTTTTGGCGCATAGATCTACGGGTTTTAGGGCGAAGAAGTAGTTGTGGGTATCGATAGTTGAGTATCTATATTCGTACCTAACCCAATGGGCGGATTTTTACCGATTAACATGTTGTATGCATAAGTTATCTGTTGTTGTGAAAGTGGGTGATTATAATAGGCTACATTACATATTGCGCCTTGGACACCGTTATTATTCCCTATAGTTATTTGGTCTAAATGATTGTATTGAGGCATGGAACTTGTCATCACGAAACTTCTTTCTAAACGTCCATTGATGAAAAGATCGACATTGTTTCTGTTGTAGTTAAAGACGAATTGATTCCATTTTTGTGTAGGTACTGAAACATCATAAAACGTATCGCGATGCATAACATATTGTCCAGTTGGTGGGTCGACATATTCCGAAAAATAAAATACGAATTTGTCTCGTTCATTCACTGTATCTGTACCATTTCCCGCTCCTCCATAATAGCGTATCATGGGTTTTACGTGTTCTATACGGTAAGTCCCACTAGGATCATATGCTCCACTTGCATCATATCCTCCACTTGCATCTGTATAGTATCCATATTTGAATATTTCGGACTCTGTAGTGTATGCAGCATTCGAGCCATTTTGTGGATTTACAAAGACCCACATGGAAATACAATAATTGGTTCTGTATTGATCTGGGTTGATATTATTGTTTAGTTGTGCGAGAGTTTGCGGTACTTTCAAATCATCCGATGTTGCGATAACCTGTACACCTTTATTGAGAATAACCGGATTTACGAGTAATTGTTTACCATCGTCTAGACCTGTTATCGTATTGTTTATCTTGGGTAAAAATATGTAAACTAGGATCAATAGGAATTCTACGAAGATCAATACATAAATCGATGCGGGTGTTATTTTGAACTGCTGAAACATATACATCCACGCATCGTACAACATACAGGGTATGAAAAACAAGAGTTGTCCGATAAATCCCATCCATCCGGGTAGTCGGGCAATGTACTCGGATAAAACGTGATATGCGATTGCAAGACCCACCACTGAAATAAGAGCTACTAAAGCATAGTTTTGGTATAAGGATGGGATATTTACGCTACCTCCACCCTGCATTTGTGAATAGAAATACACCATTGCTCCTAGGAAGAGTAGAACACCGGATATTTTTAGAAACGCGGACAGACCGCTTTCTGAACCATCACTCTGTTTCCCTATATTAAAAAGGATTGCGAAGATTAGCAGAAGTGGTATGACAATAACAAAGTAATATTTGTCTACATTATGGGATGCCGTATCTTGGTTATTCATAATCGATATGGACATTATACAAATACTGATAACGATCACGGTTATAACAATGTATCGAATCATACAGGTCCGCCATTCTGCGTCTTTTTCGTCTTTGTTTGTTAATCGTTTGAAGAAGTTCATAATAGTTTGATACATACCGTTTACCGTGTTTTTTGCACCTGATATAAGGCCTTCTCCTAAACCTCCTTTCATTTTTTTAATAGTTTTAGACGGTTTTATTGGCATGACGATTCACTATAGTATAGCGCGATAATTTCTATGTGTGTTTCGACCTTTCGACCCTTCGACCCTTCGACCCTTACTACCTTTGTATATAAAATATGGGATATCGTTGAATACATTGGTGTACTTTGGTAATAATGTTCTTTTTCTCTATGTTATAGGGTCTGATCACTTCTAAACATTGTTCGTAGGTTTTCCATTCCATTTTACTAATTTCTGTTGCGTCATATTTCTTGGGAAATGTGGTGTTTTCGTCTAGGGGTGGCATGTACATCAAATAATACTTGTGTTTGTAGGATTTGTAGTTGGATCCCGTAAAGATTTCTTCAAAGGGGAGTATATTTTGTATATTTTTCAATAGATGAATTGGATATCCCGTTTCTTCTTCGAATTCTCTCATAGCGCATTGGTAGTCTTTTTCTTGTGGATTTCTGCGTCCTTTCGGGAATCCCCATTCGGCCTCTTCCCATGATGAATATCTGTTGCTTTCATCGATCAAATCCGATAGTGTGTAATAATCTGTGTTTGTTGCAACACCGGATATGAGCGCATTGTATTTGTCTTTAGCTGCGTGTTCCTCGCCTTTGTACTGTGATGGTATTTGGCTTAGTTGACTACACTGTTTTTGGTTGGACTTGGACTTGGACACGGTATTGACTGGTAATTCATCAAGAGATTCGTCTCGACCAACCGTTTCATTTTTGGGCGTTTCATTAAGAGATTCATCTCGACCAACCACTTCGTGTATAGACGCTTCGCTAAGAGATTTATCTCGACCAAGAGATTCATCTCGACTTATAGTCGCTTCGCTAAGAGATTTATCTCGACTTATAGTCGCTTCGCTAAGAGATTTATCTCGACCAAGAGATTTATCTCGACCAAGAGATTCATCTCGACCGGTCGCTTCGCTAAGAGATTCATCTCGACCAATTTTGGTCGCTTCGCTTATCCAAAGATGTCGCCATAATGCATTAAAATCCCCCACCCGCATCCGTTCTTTTTCAGATAAGGTCATCTGGTTTAGCATATTTATCAAATAATGTCTATTATAAATCGAATATTTCCCACGCATAAAATCAATATGTCCTAAAGTATCTTTTCGGCGTATCATAAGGTATTGCGTAATACCATCGACCTTACGAAACACAATAATCCCTATACTCGTAATAGGGATTTTGCATTGGTGAAACATATGTCCACTCTTTCCACAATTATTGCAGTAAATTGGGTCATTCATATTTGATTAAAGACCTATTTCCGTTCTACGATACTATTTTTATTCCAATGTTTCTATATAGTTTGCACCAGACATGGAATTTGCAAAACAACACGATGATCATAGTAGACATACTGAGTTGCCACCCAATTTTATCCCTCTAAATGCCGACAAGTTCGACCCCGATGTATGGGGTCCACACTACTGGTTTTTCATCCATACTTTAGCTCATACATACCCCTTGATGCCCACGACCACCACAAAACGTAAATATTATGATTTTATCCAAAATCTGCCTCTATTTATCCCCAATCCGGATATCGGCGACCGTTTTGCGAATCTCTTGGAAAAGTACCCGGTTTCCCCGTATTTAGACAGTCGTGATTCGTTTATCAGATGGACACATTTTATCCACAATAAACTGAATGTTATCCTTGGTAAAGAAGAGATCTCCTTGTTTGCAGCCTTGGACAATTATCGGTCGAACTATGTTCCAAAACAGATTTCGGTATCTGAACGTTTTCATATTAAGAAACAATATATTGTATGGGGATTTATTTTCATATGCTTGGTGCTTATCTTTCTATTTTATCGCTGGTAAAAGTATCTATATACTATAACTACTCACGGTTGGGCACATACATTATATGAGAATCGAAATAGTATTGTTTTTGATAGCCGGACTTATTATTGCAAATATTTATACAGAGGGCAAATATTTAAAGATGGTCTTGTCTTGGAAAAAATACTGGCAGATGGCGGGAATCGCAGTAGGTGCTGTAGTTCTATACTGGCTCTTTAAAAAGAATCCGGACAATGCGAAACAGATGTTGCTAACATCGAACGAATATATCAAATATTTGCCGATTGATCGAAATGCCACGAGCATGTTGTCGCCGATCTTGGACTTTACTGCTAAGCATAGTTTTGCGGGTGCCTCGGCGGCATATCCTGTGGTTGAAATGCCCGATCCTTCGCAGAGTCGAGCACAACGGATGATGCAATCCGGAGGGGGAGGAGTGTCGCAGCAGGGTGTTGGAAAAACGAAACGATCTGTTAGCGAGACGAAAAAGAAGTTTGTTGCTTCGCGACAGGGGTGGAAGTGTGGCGATTGTGGGGATCAATTGAATGCTTGGTTCGAGGTGGATCACAAGGTCCGTTTAGAATATGGAGGTAGCAATCATGTGGACAATTTGTTAGCCCTGTGTCGCGAATGTCATGGAAAAAAGACGACGATGGAAAACTTGTAAAATTTATAAATTGCTCTAGAAATATATAATGATACTATATAGATCATGGCCGATTCAGAAATCCCTGTTTTACAAGAAATATGGCCTCCACGAGAGCAATTAAATGGAACTGGAACAAGAAATAGTTCTAATGAAGATGTTTTTACAGTGATCATACCTGGAACATTTTCTCCTTATACAGTTGCCCATTTAGAAGCCTTGTTAGGTGCAATTGAATGGGCAAAAACCGGTGGTTCTGTAAATAGGACGGTTAGCTTTAATCAAGAAACAAAAGTTCAAATAAAAATAATGCCAACTAGTGATCGTTATAGTAAAGAGTCTTGTCAATTGGTTTCTGCTGATGGTAATTCAATAGTTAATGTTCATGCTGATTATTTGTCTGTTAAAGAACGATTGGAAATTATTGCAAAGACGGTAAACGATCCCAAGAATGGTGTAAAAGAAAAACTGAATGGTACTAAAATTATCGTTCAATTAGATGCAACTGAAATCGCACTAGCTTGGAAAGAAAATAGACATATTCCCACCGGTAAAGTTATTGAATTTATGAAACAGATTGGTAGTATTTCGAATAATAAAGAAAAAACATTGATTCTGTACGGTGAAGATAATATAAAGGGTATGTGGGGTTGGGGTGAACCACTCGTATTCACTTTAGCAAACCTAGGAGTTATTTATAGACCAGGTGTGAATATTGTATACGATGGATACAAAGAAATTATTCCTGATTGGAAAACCGCATATACTGCTAAAGAATCACCCGGTACTGGTATAGAAACAGAGATAACTGCTTATTATGATGATCACAATGAGGATCCCACTAAGAACATTACGAGTGGTAATAGATACACTAGAGAACATTTTTTTAAATTAAGAGGAGAAGTATTACAACAACTTTTTACAGCAGTAAAACCTGTATCTATTCCGTTGAATGTAGATTTCAGTTCATCAATATTAAGAAGATTAGTACAACAACAAGCAACTGTACAAGATATAGAAGCCTTGAATAGAGAGCTAGATAGACAACATAAGGATCGCGTTAAATATAATAATGCCGAAGAGTGGAACACGCCGGAAAACTTTGACGTCAACAAGGAATACCTGAATCATGTTACAGGTGCAGATATAGGCAGATTAAAAGTTTGTTATGAGGATAATAATAATTATAGTAAAGCACTAAGAAAAGAGGCATTAGCATTTATGCGGATAACATACCCTCTTGATAATTATTATCAAAAAAATATGCTTAGTGGGGTTTCATTTTACGGCGGAAAATCCCGTCGTAAACGTAAGTATAAGTCATCTAGAAAATCTCGTAAAAATAAAAGGTCCAGAAGGTATCGTAAATAATATACTCGTAGTATAAAAATATAAGTATATTCTAGTAGTAGGGACTAATGCAAGCCAATGGTAAAACTGTTATGATAAAACGAAAAACACGTAAACTTCAAGATGGACAGCCTGTCGCACAAGTCCTCCCAATAGGTATAACATCGAATAATAGTACCCGGCGACTCCCAGTTAGTTCTTTAGTATCTTCTAGCCAAGTATTGCCTAGACCCGTTGCAGCACCTGAAAACCTTGCCTCCGCAGAAACGGTCCACAAGACCATATCCACTGTGGATTCTCAAGAAACACCAGGAAATCTAGCATCTGCAGAAACGGTGCACAAGACCATATCCACTGTGGATTCTCAAGAAACACCAGTTGCAGCACCAGGAAATCTAGCATCCGCAGAAACTGTACACAAGACCATATCCACTGTGGATTCCCAAGAAACACCAGGAAATCTAGCATCCGCAGAAACCGTACACAAGACCATATCATCCCAAGAAACACCCACATCAGAGTCCACCGAAGAAGGATCGACACCTGTTGAAACAGAATCCCCCTTGGACGATGATACATCAACCCCCGAATCATCAGTAGCCTCCATAAAACCCCCCAAAAATCCGAAAAAGATCATCTTGGACGAGGTCCTCGCAGGAATCCCCCCAAATACAAACGAATATACAAGGGCCAAAGAAAAGGTAGAATACGACGCCAGACCGCAAAACCAAGAATACGATTTCTTGTATCCAGATTTAGACGATCCGAATTTCTCTATCAAAATAGCAAAACGCAAGGAATTCAATGACACCAAATATGACGGCGCAATCAAGCCCATCCAGCAACAGGCAGATATTATGTGTCGTGCACAATTCGAACTCCTCCCCCACCAAATTTTCGTGAAAAACTTCCTCTCTTTCCAAACCCCCTATAATAGTTTGCTCTTGTATCACGGTTTAGGAACCGGCAAAACATGTAGCGCCATTGGTATCGCAGAAGAGATGCGCAACTACATGAAACAAGTCGGAATCAAGCAGCGAATCATCGTGGTAGCCTCCCCCAACGTCCAAAGCAATTTCAAGGTCCAATTGTTCGACGAGCGCAGGTTGCGCGAGATCGACGGGCAATGGTCAATCCACTCTTGTATTGGCGACGCACTTATCAAGGAAGTCAACCCCACGAGTCTAAAAGGACTCCCACGAGAAAAAGTGGTAGCCCAGATCAAAGGTATTATCAACCAATATTACGTCTTCATGGGATACGTGGAGTTGGCCAATTTCATCAACAAGAAAACCGCAATACCCAAAGATACGGTCATGTCCAAGGAGGATCAACGTAAAATGGAGATCCGCAATATTCGCCGGTTTTTCAATGATCGCCTCATCATCATCGACGAGGTCCATAATATCCGTTTGACCGAAGAAAACAACGATTCCAAGACCGCACGTCTTCTCATGAAACTCGCCAAGTATTGTCAAAATATGCGACTATTGCTCCTTTCCGCAACACCCATGTACAATTCCTATAAAGAGATTGTGTGGTTGGTCAATCTAATGAACTCTAACGACAAGCGCGGTCTGATAACGGTGGACGAAGTGTTTGACCAGAAAACGGGGACGTTCAAGGAGGCCAAGGATGGGTCAACAGAAGGTGGACGCGAGTTATTACACCGAAAACTCATTGGATATGTATCCTATATCCGCGGAGAAAATCCCTACACCTTCCCCTTTCGCATTTATCCCGACGAATTTGCGCAGGACCGAGTGTTTCAAAAAACGGTGCCCCTCTTGACCTCCCTCGGATCTATCGTATCTTCTCTAACTGGGTCTGCGAGTGCGTCGCCGAAAAAATCATTCAAATCCCCCACACTACAGATGAATGGAAAGGCGATCGAGGAACCCATCGAGAATTTGCCTATATATGCAACACCCATAGGCGAATACCAAGAAAAGGCGTATCGGTTGGTTATCGAGGCAATGAAATCGACCAACCAGAATGCTTTGGCGTTTGAAGAACTGGACAAATTCGGATTCCGACTTTTGCAAACTCCGTTGGAATCGCTCAATATTGTCTATCCTAGCACGCGGTTAGATGACCAAATCCAACGTGGGAAACTACTCTTGGACTTGGAACCGGAACCGGTGGATCCAGGTGCGGCGGCTGAAGCAGAAGGGTCCGAATTTGCGGACCAAGATGATTCACTCAGTGAATCGGAATTTGACGTAGACGTAGGTGTAGATGAACCCGTCGGGAAACGCGATCCAATGGCGTGGATGGTGGGAAAGCGCGGTCTAAAGAGTGTTATGACACATACGGATGATTCCAAGAAAAAGATGCCCATGCGATATAATTTTGCATATAGGCCGGAAATCTTGGAGAAATACGGTCGCATTTTCAGCCCCGAACATTTGCCAAAGTATAGCGCAAAAATAGCCGCGATTTGCGATTTGATCCAGAGATCCACTGGGATTGTTATTATATACAGTCAGTATATCGATGGTGGACTCGTACCCATGGCCCTAGCCCTAGAGGAGATGGGTTTTGCGCGATTTGGATCGGCGGATTATACGCGATCTCTTTTGGAACCCTCTCTCAAACCCGCCGATCCATTGGATGCTTTGACCATGTTGAATCGGTCCAAGATGGAGGATCCTGCGAAATTCAAACAGGCGAAATATGTTATGATTACTGGCGACAAGGCGTTTTCGCCCCAGAATGCCGAGGAAGTGAAATACGTGTCTTCGCAGGAGAACAAGGATGGTAGTGCGGTGAAGGTTATCATGATTTCCAAGGCGGGGTCCGAAGGCCTGGATTTCAAAAACATTCGCCAAATCCACATGTTGGAACCCTGGTATAATTTGAACCGAACCGAACAAATCGTGGGTCGCGGGGTTCGCAACTTGAGCCACTGTAGCCTCCCATTCGAACAGCGTAATGTAGAGATTTACATGCACGCCACAGTAATGAAGACCGCAGTAGAAGAAGAGGCCGCCGACGTATATGTGTATCGATTGGCGAAGAAAAAGGCCGAACAGATTGGCCAAATAACGCGGCTCATGAAAGAGACGGCAGTGGATTGTCTCCTCAATATTGGCCAAACCAATTTTACCGTGGACAAGCTCAATGCCCTGGCAGCGAACCAGAACATTGTCTTGGAACTTTCGACCGATAAAAAGACGCTGAAATATCGCGTGGGAGACAAACCGCATACCGACGTTTGCGACTATATGGCGAATTGCGCGTTTACTTGTAAACCCACCGCGACCATTCTTCCGTCCAATATTGTCCAAGATACCTATACGGATGAATATGTGCAATCGAATAATACGCGTATTATGCAACGCATTCGACAATTATACAGAGATAAACACTTTTTCAAACGCACAGAATTGATCAATGCGATCAATATCGTGAAACAGTATCCCGTCGAACAGATTTATTCGGCATTAACAGTGTTTATCCAAAACAAAAACGAATATTTGACGGATAAATATGGACGACGGGGGGTTCTCGTGAATCGCGGCGACGTCTATTCTTTCCAACCGATCGAAATAAATGATCCGAATCTTTCGATTTATGAGCGGAGTGTTCCTATTGATTACAAACGCGAAACCGTTTCTTTCGAGACGCCCCGAGCATTCTCCTTACCGTCTGATGCTGCGCCTGCGCACACGCAAAAGATGTCATCCTATGCCGATACCGAATTGAATCCCCCCGCAAGTTTAGCGAGAGAGGACAGTGGAGAACGATCCCCACGCGCGGAACGCGTGCAGAAGAAACCGGTATCCGAGATAGACACGAGATACGCGAAAATAAAGGAAGAATTCCAACGAAATTACGAAAGCATGGTTAGTAAAAAAAACGCGCTGAAAGCGGGAGATAAAGATTGGTACAAACATGCGGGAAAAATCGTGGATCATGTTCAAGTGGTATATCAGATTGGGTTTGGCGAATTTATAGACCACGTTATACGACACATGGTCGACATGCTTTTGCCGCAAGACAAACTGGTGTTGGTCAATCATTTCTATACCAAGATTCGATCACCCGAGGATCTGGACGAAATCGACCGCGTTGTCAAAGAATATTTGGATACAAAACTGATTACGACGGAACGTCAAACGGGCATCCTCTTGGCCATGGAGAACAAATGGACGATGTATGTCCAAGACAAGACACCTGGATCGCCGAGTAATGGCACATGGGTAGAAGCCGAACCGGAGGATATCCGATCTTTCGAACAATCGGGAAAACTCTCCGCCGCATTCCGCATCGATTTGAAACAATCCCCTGGAAGTGTAGGGTTTATCAATGTTTTCAAAACGGGCAAGGAAATGGTGTTTCGATTGAAGGATATTCACCAGAAACAGAACAATACGGGTACGCGCTTGGACAGTTTAACGAAAGGCGATATTATGCGACGTCTGAACCTTATATTGGGAGAATCGCGATACGTGAACAATGATCCCACGTCCGATTCCATTCTGCAGACGGGGTTTTGCGTTATGGTAGAGATCATTCTGAGACATTGGTCTTCCGAGAAGAAGGATGGGCATGTGTGGTTTTTAAATCCGGAAGAGGCCATGTATACCGGTATTACGAAATACCAAGCTAAAAATTGATTGATGGAAACCACATAAAATCTCTGTAAATAATATATCTATCACTATTATTTATAACTAGTACTACACTTTTGAAGGATGGCAGTTCGTACGATAAAGAAGCCAAAGTCCGCCAGAGATATGCGGATTGAACGGGAAGTAGCGGCAATGGGACCTCAACGCAAGATATATGGTGTGTATATGAAATCGCTCTTGGACACCAAGATTGTTTTGCCCATTACGGAGATTGGAAGCAACATCAAGCCGAATTTAGAGACCAAGATTGTCTCCAAATTTGCGGGGAAATGCGTGTCCGAGGGATACGTGAAACCGGGGTCCATAACCATCGTTAGTTATTCGTCTGGGTCGATTATGGGGGATCAAATCGAATTCCATGTTGTATTTCAATGTATGGTGTGTCTTCCTGTTGAAGGGATGTTGGTCGAATGCACGTGCAAAACCATTACCAAGGCGGGTATTCATGCTCAGGTGGTCGATGAAGCGGGAAATATGCCGATCACTGTCTTTGTTGCCCGTGATCATCATCACATTGATGACCGATTCAACTCGGTCAAAGAGAACTCTACTATTCTTGTTCGGGTTATTGGGGTTCGATATGAATTGAATGATCCCTATATTTGTTCTATTGCGAAACTCTTGGAGATAACCGATAAAGGTCCTGCGAAGAATCAGGACAAGGGTGCCAATCATTTACGGGGAGGAGCCAATCTTGTCGAACCGAATTTTGATGCTCGCGAAAATATTCGTATGGAGTTTGTCTCTCACGACGACGACGACCAGGACGAGGAATAAATGTTTCACGATGTAAAAACTAGATAAATAGTATATGGAATAGAATGATATCTATTGATCCCGACGAATATGTCGATTTTACCAATAGAAATCATTCGGGAGATTGTGTCTTATATTTCGCCCAATATTGATTTGCGACGTAGTCTAGGAATGTATAATAAGCTCGAGAGAGAACCCTTTATAAGGATGTTGACTCCCTGGTTGAGTGAAGATTACTCAAAAACGGTTATTGGCACTCATGATTATCGTGATTTTTTATCGGGAAAGAAGCGTGTATTGCCCGCACAATATCGGGTTGAACGCGAATATCCGGGTTCTATAGATGTACCATTTCGGTATCCTGTACAAAATGATTGTGTAGTAGCGGATATTATTGTTAACGAAAGTGGTGTATTACACGAATTGGGTATTTTTGTTTTACGTCTTGGACCACCCCCCTCAGAGACCCATGAAAATATATTTCCGGTCTATAATGTACCGAATGTGTATTGGTCTTCTGTCTTTTCCGAATATATTCGATATTAATTAGTAGTAGATCGTCCAAGAAAATGACATAAACATTCCTGTATTATAACCGATATAGATCTATATCTTGTGAGATACATGACCGAAACCGAGATTCAAAAACTAGAGTCGATGAAGATGTATATTGAAGGTATGAATAAGAACCATCATATCGAGATTTTGAAGATTTTGCAACAGGATCCTTCGATCAAATTGAACGAAAATAAGAGTGGTATTTATATTAATCTTTCGTGTTTGAATCCCGCGACGTTTTCCAAGATTGAGGAATATCTTAACTATATTAGAGATCAAGAAAGGTCGCTGGATTCGCTCGAGACACAAAAGCAGGATTACATTAATACATTCTTTAGCGAAAAGGATAATAAAGATATCTTTGGTAGTAATGTAGAGACCGTTCCCCACGAATAATATGACAGAATCGATGTTGAATCAAATTTTTTATCCTTATAAGAAATTTGATGCTGAAACTATAAGTCTTTTGGTGCCTTGGATGTTGACCCGGGAGTCTTTGGCAGAAGCGAAGCAGCCTTTGGCACAAGCGAAGCAGCCTTTGGCACAAGCGAAGCAGCCTTTGGCACAAGCGAAGCAGCCTTTG